AAAGATTTAATTGGAATACCTTGGATGTTAGCATTTGCATTAAGAGCAGATGGATGGTACTTAAGGCAAGATATTATATGGCATAAACCTAATCCAATGCCTGAAAGTGTAAGAGATAGATGTACTAAAGCACATGAATATATCTTCCTCTTAAGTAAGAATAAGAACTACTATTATGATAATGATGCTATTAAAGAACCTGCTAAAGATTGGGGAACTCGTGATAGATCTAAAGGCAAATATCACAATGAAGGTACAGGTTTATCACCTCATACTGGTCTCACTAAATCATATCCAACAAAGAACAAACGTAGTGTATGGAGTATAACTAAGAAACCATATAAGGGTGCTCATTTTGCTACTTTCCCACCTGAATTAATTGAACCATGTATCAAAGCAGGTTCAGCACTAAATGATATTGTACTCGACCCATTTATGGGTAGTGGTACAACAGCAGCAGTGGCAAAATCATTAGGTAGGTATTACTTAGGGTGTGAATTGCATGAGGATTATGGTCATTTAATAGAGGAGAGAGTGAGAGAATACCATGTGCCAACTGACAAAGAGGCACACAACCCACTGACAACACTGCTGAATGATGTATAATAGTATTGTTGAGACATCCTCAACACATTATTCATTTGATTTCTTAATCTATGCCAACTGCAACTGCTCGTAAGTCTTCAACTACAACACCACGTAAGAGAAGAACACGCAAGGCATCTGCATCAAAAGTAACACCAACTCCACTAAATACAACAGTCGAAACTAAACTCAATGGAGACCCTATTGTGACTGAAACTGTTAAACAAGAAGTGAAAGTTGATGTGAAAAGAAGAAACCTAACCGAGTTAAATGGTCTTGAGTTAGTAATACTTCCTCTAGTATATCTTGAGGGATTTGTTAAACTAATTCTAAAAGAGACAGGAGTAACCGCTTAGTGTGACAGTCAACAAACCTGCACACAACCACCCCACAAGGGTGGTTTTTTTGTTTATAATGATAATGTCCTTTAAAATGAATCTTTGAAAGACACATTGAGACCACACCAAAGACGTGCTTATGATAACATGACCGCAGCAGATTGTGGTCAGATTATTATACCTACTGGTGGTGGTAAAACATTCATTATGATAGCAGATTGCGATAGAATATTATCACAAACTACACGCAAATCACAGACAATTGTTATAGTAGCACCACGCATATTGCTTGCTAATCAATTATCTAATGAGTTTGAATCTGTTATTCCAAATGTACAAATAGCACATGTACATAGTGGTGAAACACATCATTTTAGCACCACAAAACACGAAGAATTAACACACTGGGCATGTAATAATGCTAGTGATAAGTTGATATTTACTACCTATCATTCACTCCACAGAGTATTAGATAGTAGTGTAAATATCGATAGAATATACTTTGATGAGGCACACAATGGCACTAGCAAAGTATTCTTTCAGCAAGTAAAGAGAGTTGCTAAGTTTCAAATACCACGCTTCTTCTTTACTGCTACTCCACGCATTTCACGTTCTAAGAATAGTATTAGTGCGGAACGTGGTATGAATAATGCGGAGATATATGGTGAGAAGTTAGAAGAAACTGCTGCTAAGGAGTTAATAGATAGTGGCACTATCTTGTACCCTAAAGTTATACCATTTGAGACCGATAGAGAGCGTACTAAACAGAACGCACATGAGGTTGATAGTGATAACTTAAAGGACATACTTACTAGCATAACTGATAACAATCCAAAGGTACTTGTGAGTGCTCCAACAACAAGAATCATGTGGAATATGCTATCACAAACTGATATTCAGTCATGGTTATTAGAGCATGATTATAACATCATGCACATCACATCTAAGCATGGTGCTGTTATCAATGGTAAGAAAGTTGGTAGAGAAAAGTTCTTCCAAGTCCTTACAGATTGGGGCAAAGATGATACTAAGAAGTTCGTAATCTTCCATTATTCTATACTATCAGAGGGTATAAATGTTCCTGGATTGACTCATTCAATCATGCTTAGAAATCTACCTACCATTGAAATGGCACAGACAATAGGTAGAGTTATTAGGATACATGAGAAGGATAGAGTATCAATGAAGGAGGGTAAGATACCTGCTGGTCAGTATAACTTATACCATAAAAGTCATGGTCAAATAGTTGTACCTATGACTGGTAAGTATGGTAAGAGAATAGCAGATAGATTGAAATCTATTGTTTCATATATCTTTATAGAGGGTATTCCACCAAGAGCATACGTCTAGTGTGCCAGATCTCAAACTGCACACTATTCTCCCCACTGCCTCTAAAATGACTTATAATAACAGAGTACCAAACAAAGACACCTCTATGACAGTCTCAAACTTATCACAAACCGCACGAGTTGAAATGTGGGCAATGGATTTGGTAGATGCTCTTGAAGCAAACTACACAAGTCGTTACCCTGATTCTACAAGTCCTGTAAAGTTCGAGACATCGGTTGGTCGTAAGTACATAAAGATTAATCAAGTTGATGGAGGAGTTCATGCCTTCATTGATAAGCAAACTGGAGAAGTTTACAAACCTGCATCTTGGAGAGCACCAGCGAAGCACGTTAGATATGATTTAAGAATCATTTCTCAACGTCAAGAGTGTTATTCAAGAGCAGATTGGGCGGGTGGTTATCTTTACATAAGATAATCAATCCTTAGTCCTAAGTATGACTCTAAACTGCTATTTGATGTTCCTTTCTTTACTACAATCATGGCATTTAATCCTGAAGTTGCTCTATTCAATCTACTTGAAGATGCACAAACAAGTGCAGAAGTTGTTCAAATCATTGAGGACTTCATAGCAAACTCTTAATTCTAAATGTACACTTATGGGGGATAATATCCCCCCTTTTTATTATGAACACAACTGTTAGATACTGGTTCCAAAATGAATCTATGTGCAGACATTTATCATTTAAAACATATCAATTAGCATTAGATTGTATTGAAAACTTTAAACATTTAAATATAAGAGCAGAGGTTAAATTATACTAACTATGACATATAAAGAATTAGCAGAACATTTAAGCAAGTTAACTGATGAACAAAGTAACACTGAAGTCACTTTTTATGATGACTCTAATGGTAGATATTTCCCTGCTAATTCACTAGAGGTTATTGATATTGAACCAACATTTCCACCTTTAGTATATCTTACATTAGCACCTGATGTAATGATATCAATTAATGTGTGACAGATCTCAAACTGTCCACTATTCACCCCATTACCCTTGAATATCCCTTATAATAAGAATGTTCAAACGAATTCAACTAATGAAAACAAGTCTTTCAAAAGAAGTGTATGAACAGTTGTTAAATCCAACTCCAACAATTCGTTATTACTTCTTATCAAATCTATCAACCAAATCTACAACTAAGGGAGGTAAAAAGTAATGAACAATTTACAAGAATTCATTGATTATGTGTGGTCATTTTATAACCCACAATCCGACCTTTATCCTATCAAAGGTTTAACAAAGCAAGACATATTAGAGGCAAGTTGGTTATACTTGCAGATGTGTTGTTATCCATCAATGCCCGAATATTCATGGGGTGATGGTGATAGTTTAGATAGAGAACATGTAAGAGATATTTTACTACAAAGTCCACAATTTTCCTTTGGAGGTGCATGATGAGCAAATCTCAATTAGAACGTGACATTGCATTTTGCATTGATGAGTTAGATTTATCCGATGAACATATCGGAGAATTCTTAAGAGCAGCAGAGAGATTAGGTTGCTCAGTTGAATACTTTTGTGAAGAATTCATCTTTGATTGTGATGGTGATGATGAGCAATTAGGTCGTGTACATGATGATGAACACCTAAACATTGCAGAGTTTAATTCACTTTATTGGGAGGCATAATGAGAATGATTCGAGTTACTAATGACGAACTATATGAGTTCGTTAAGTTATACGATACACTCAGAGATATGGACTTTGAGTTTACAACAAATCAAACAAATTTGTTTGATAAAGTATTAACGATTGCACACTTACCTGATTCTATGGAGGACAATTCTAATGAGTGAACTATTAAACAGTTACACATTTTCAGCAAAGAAAGTTGTTTACTATTCAGTAACAGTTGGTGCAGAAAATAAGACTGAAGCAAAGAGAATTGCATCTGATTTTGAACATTGCAAACATTATGAAGAGGTTGAGTATTGTGAAGGATATGAATATAAGGTGGGTAAAATGTTAGAAACAACTGATGAAAAGTGGTTAACATGAAACATGTTAATCGTTACACTCGAAGTGGTAAGAATGGCAAACAGATTGCGTGTCCTAAATGTGAATCAGTACGCACAGTTTATCACTTCAACTTCTCAGGATTAACATGTCCTGAGTGTAAAGAATCCATTACCAAATACGACTGGAGGTTAACATGAATTACCAGCAAACTGCAAACCCTAACTCAACAGATAGTGAGTTAGATGCTAAGACTAACTTACAACGTGGTATTGAAGATTGTGAGTTGCCAGTATCACTAACTGTTGACCAAATTAGCACCATTCTATATGTTTTAGAAGGGTACATTGTTAACAGTGATGATACTAACGATGAGACATTTAATGAGGATGTTGATAACATCTTTGAGAAGTTAGAGACAGCAGTTGACATTCACGAGGCAGAGATAGATGCCCTATGTAACATTAACCCCGAACCATTCATTACAGGTTTCCATGACTAAAGTATCATTCACACCAGCACAAAAGAAAGAACTAATTGAGCAGTATGCTGAACTCTTAGTTGATAACATGGACGTAAAGACTCTTGCACAATATGTACTTGATGACCTCGTATTTACATACGGAGAGTTTACATCAACAGAGTTAAAAGAGAACATAGATGATTACGACCCTGAACTATTTGATGAGTTAGTTGATAACGTAACAGCACCATCTGTAACACTAAGTGTAGTTAAATAAACAGTCAACAGATCTTGTGCCAGTGGATAAACTGGCACATATTTTTCCCATTTGGGGTAGTTGCGTGTGTATAATAGGTATATACCAAAGAAAAGAACTATTATGTCAAAAACTCAAACCATCATCAACAGAATTCTCGAAGTTGAGAACTTCCAGAATGTTGCTTGCGTATGTGCTAACTGGATGGAGTTCTGTCAAGAGTTAGCAGAGTGGGGAGTTTATGGGTGTGCTAAAATCGATTTCGATGATGCTGACCTAGACATCGCTAGACTAGATGCTTTCATGGTAACCGAAAACGGTTACATCAGATAAACCCAGTGACAGCAGACAAAGTGGCACAAGGTCGCTTGATTTTTGCTCAAATCTGTGCTATATTAAGTACATAATCAAGGAAGAGCAAAATCACTTGATTAACAAGGTAACAAACATTCAATTTCAAAATTATGTCAAATTCAAATTCTAAAACTCTTTTTCAACAGTGCGTCAATCTATGTGACGACTATCTAGGTTTCGAGTGGTCTCAGGGTGTAAGAACCTCTTCATTTGATTCTTACAGACGTGAGAATACTCTAGACCCTAATCTTTCAATCTATCACTACGGTGGAGACCTTTTCAAGGTTGAGTCTATGAACTATGATGACTCTAAAGGTTGCCTTATAGGTACATCAGTTAATCTCGGTTCTTTTGATAACATCGAAGATGCACAAGATTGTGCAGAAGATTATCTCAAAGACTTGGCAATGTCCCAAGTTTAATCACATTTATTACACACATTACGGAGTTTATTATGCAACTTTCTTCAAAAACTGGTTCTATGGTTAGTGACTACTATCCTGTAAAGACACGCAACGGTGTTAAACAGTACGATAGAGTCCTTAGAATCTTAACATTTATGGGACAAACTATGTCCAAAAGAATTATGACTACTGAACAGTATGTCAATGAAGTGTATGACAAGATTCATACATTCTCTTACGTTGATAACAACGTAGACCACTCAAACTCATGGCAGTTTGTATCATCAACGGAGGTTACTTACAATGTATAGTAGTGACGCTTTCGGAAGAATCTTCTGGATTGATGAAGATTTAGAATTCAAATCATGCCCACTAAATGTTGATAATACAGGCGATTTTGACGCTTGGGATTATGTATCAGAGTGGACAGATTGGGAGGGAGTAGATATGTCTTTACTCTTCCAAATTCATAAGACTTGTTTACATCTAAAACAAGATTATGCAAATTCAGTATCATTAGTAGGAGTTTAATTATTATGTCAGTTATACATCACGAAGCACTATTAGAAACAATCTATGAGGAAGTATTAGAAGAATATCCTCAATTTGATGAAGAACAATGCGAGTCTATTGCTTATGCAAGGTTTGAAGATTTATGCCAATAGTGTATAGATCTATCAACAATATGTCAGGGTTGTGGTTACACGCCCCGATTTTTTTACCTTCTAAATAACATCAAATGGACGTAATCATCACTCCTGATTTAGAACAACTCTACGCAAATCACACTATGCCAGTATATCGAGACTACGAGATTACAATCAATTTAAATGAGTTAGTAGAGCATACTATCCCTCTATGTGATGTCAGACATCCTGACCATTGTTTAACATCAGAGCAGATAGATGAGGTTGCTCATGATTTACGAGGTAGTCTTAATTTCGACCCTATCTTTAAACAAGCAAGAGAGATTATCTCTGAGTATGTTAAAAAGAGTGGTGAGGAATTGCCAGATGATAGTAACACTAACTACTCGACAGATTTGCACTATAAGTAAATGCACCCCATCCTAATCCCTTGGAACATATTAACAACTGGATGGGATAGTTACGCTCACCAATTTAACACAAACGACACCATGACTTACCTTGATTTGTTAACAGAATTACAATCATTTTCGGATGATATGTTATTACAAGATGCCCTATGTTGGGATGAAGATTGTGTGGCAGTTGTGCCAGTAAGAAGATTTTGTAGGTTAAAAGATGACCCAGAGAATAACATTCATGGAGAGATATCTGGTGACCTACGTTATTACATACACATCTAATCATGCAGTATAAAGTATATGACAACTCAGACAAATTACATGGTACGTTTGAAACAGTTAGTGACCTAGAATTGTACATGGACGGTGTTAGAAACTCTAGGGGAGATAGATATAAAGATCTCCCACGTTTTTCATGCTTTGATTATATCAAATCAATCGGATGGTTTTGGGACATTGTTGACAATCACTGAGGGTAATTACATGCGTTTCAATGAGTTTAAGAAGGGACAAATCGTACGCTGGAATGATGAACAAGGAGAGGTTAATTTCATTGACAAAATGTATATAACTATCACGTTGAGAAGGTGGAAAAAGTCACCCGAATTAGCATTAGGTAGTTGTAACCCATATGGAGAAGTTAACCTCTTATGTAATAACAAGTATTGGAAAGATGTCCACCTGTTAAATGTTACGGAAGCACCTACAGATGGTGCCGCTATGTATAAATCACAAGAGGGAAGATATGGAGATGTACAATGACAATTAACAAGAAGGATTACAGTCACTACGATGTTACTCACGGAGAACAATTGCATTATGTGTTTATTACTTTAAAGGAGTTAATCATCATACAGTGGGAGTATATCAGAGAGAACAGATTATGGGTCACTAAATGATACTTTTCCACAGGTAATCGTGTTTTTGTGGAAAACAATTAAATGGTTAAATAAACTAGGTTAAGTGTTAGTTAACTGTGGAAAACCTGTGGAGAAAATGTAGTCTTAGCACGTAATCTACCGACTGTCAAGTATATCGGAGATAGCACACATTTCTTGACAGATTATAACAAATGGTGCTATAATTACCTTGAGAGGTAACAGAAACCCATGACAGATCTTTGCCCTTAAGTAACACTTAGGGTATGACAGTAGACAAAGTGGCACACAGGTTGTTGTAAGCACCCTCTGAGGGGTTATAATAAGAGAGTAACAAACAAAGGATTAATCCTAAATGAAACTAACACCTATCGCTGCTAATCAGAACGAAGTTACTATTAACGACGGAACACAAATCTTCTTCAGTTATAGAACACCAGTTGCAGCATATTTACCTTCTGAAGGTTATGTTAGAACATCTAAATTCTGGTCTGTAACAACATCTAGGCACATCAATAAGTGGTTAGGAAGTGTTACAAACGTCACAGAGATTGAGCAGTCAGTTCTTGACAATCTAGCAGCATAATGTTAGAATGGGAGTGTTAACCAAGCACTCCCTTTTTCATGCCTATGTAACACTCAGGACAGTTTAATAGGTTATTAAATGTAAAGAACTCCGCCCAAATCGCAGTGTTCATGGGGGTTCTCGGTCTTGATGGGGGCCGTTATATTAAAAAGCAAACTACCCTAACCTACAAAGGTTCCCAAGAGCAAGTGATATATAAAAATATTTAAAAAATTTTCCCAGTACAAAAACATGACTCCAGAGTTTTTCCAAGATTATCAAGATGACAGAACATGGTGCTTAGAGCAATTGATACGCAAAGAAGGGCACTTAGAAACTCGGATGTATGCTTGTGCAGACCATGCCCTAACAGAAGGTATATCCAAAGATTTGAAGGAACTATATACCTTATGGGAAAGATGGAAGAATAGTACACCTGATCCAAATACACAAATTAATCGCTTATGAAATATGTCCAAGAGATTTACAATAAACGTAGAAGAGGATGAATATGGAGATCTCTTCATGTATATCCCAGAAGAGGTATACTCCGAACTAAATTGGGAGGTTGGAGAAGTGCTAAATTATAGTATAGATGAAAACTCACTTAAATTATTAAAAGATGACTGAAGAATCACCATTTCTCACTGGGGACAATCCTACAGAACTTGACAAACAAGATGATGAAGAATATCAAGCACACTTAAAAGCAGCAAAAGAGGAGATGGGAACTCCTTATGATAGTCAATTAACAGAAGAAGACCTACCTCCAGATCTGGATAAGATACAGAAGGGTGGTATAGGCACAGCAATGGAATTAGATAAGAGAGAACAAATTGATGATTTCTTGGATGACCTTATGAAAGGATCTGCTAGAGTAGACGTTCCTATACCTAATAGTACAGAAGGTGATGAAATAGATTGGGAATGGATTAAGTACTGTCTAGATGACAACCAAGAAGCACACGTTGCTCTTAACCAATGTATCGAAGTACTTCATAAACGTCTAGAGGGTATGGAGAAGTATCTTGGTGAAATGGAGAGACCTGAAAGAATATTACAAGAGTTTTTAATCAGTAATGAAGGTACTAAACAGTTTATGACATTGGAAGAGAATTTCAATGCTTTACATAGTAAGATGGATTCATTTGAAGCAAGACTTGATGGAGTAATTCAGTCAAGGGTGATTGGTATGGAACAGCAATTTCAAGGTTTAAGTTTCCTTATAGGAGCAATAAACAAGAGATTGGATTCACTAGAAGGTAAGACAGATGGGGTGCAACCCACAGAATGATTGTAGTTCCAATTCCTGTGAAAGGTTTGAACCTGGAACAGGAGAAGGAGTTACTCTTGTAGAATTTAAAGAATATCCAACTAATGCGATAAGGGGAGGTGCTTATAACATCCCTGGAAGAGATGGGTCTACAGTAATGTACCCATCTATCGCATTGAGTGGAAGTAGTGTAGCGAATTGTGGTAAGTATACTAAGTCAGCATGTGGTGAGACGTTATATTTCGATTATTACCCAGAGGGTCTATCATATGACCACGGTTTCTCAGATACATGGTTCTCCTATCTGTATGACACCTCAAACGATGCAGGTGTAGTAGGCACTCCTTGCTACCATATAGAGACTGAGAACGTCACAAACACTCAAACAGGTGCAAGTTCATCTACAGACACTTGCTACCCTTGTGGGGCGTTTTCATGCACCCCTGCGACAACCACATTAACTTATGATGTACCTGGTGCTGCTGAATGTGGGTGTGCCGACCCCGACTGCCCTCATCCAACTCTATTTTCAATAGGAACCCTTAGTAAGAAGGTTGTATTCAGTTATAACTCGCTTTCAACCACGTTACCTAATGGAGTTTCTGATTTTGAGGTCTCTGACGACGGAACCACATGGACTGACGTATGGAACGAGAACACTGTAGTCGGTACAGAGTACGTTTCTGGTGATAATCCTTATATGGCAGGGGATGAGTTCTTTGATGACTTTAAAATCTTTACCCTAAATTCGGGAGCGTCCACAGGTTTCAGTGTAAAGGCAAGAATTAAGGCAGTATATGACGATAGTGGGGCAACCACAACATTCTCAGGTACCTCGTGGACTATTTCAGAGATCTTATCACCAGGAGTAGGGTATAGTGCTGGTCAAACGTTTACCTTAGAGTATACTCACACTCACCCTGATAATAGTACCTCCGTACTAAACTTAAATTTAAAAGTAAAGACAGTACAAGCGTACCAAGCAACAGAAGGGCAAGAAGGATTCGATGTTTTACGTTCTGGTGATACTATTAATGGACATACAGTTAAGAGGGTATTTCACACTGATTTAGACAATTTTCCTTACCATATTGCCTATATTGATGGAAATGGGAGCAGTTTTGCTAAAGAAACGCAGTATACTAGCAATAGATCGCACGTTATTACGGTAAAAGCTGGTTATATGGTGCCAGATAGGGCAATTTTAGTCGGATTTTACGAATTTTTGGACAAATCAGTGCAATATGTACCTGCAGACGTTGATCAAAACGCTCCAGACACATATAATCTACTTGTGCCACCTGTTATTGATGTGACCATTACGAATGGTATTTTGACTGGTGTTACATTAGTAGATGGTGGGTCTGGATGGAACCAATACGGTAGAGAACCAGATCTTATAGTACCTCCACCCTATGCTGTTAGTGGAACACAGGCAGAACTTAAGCCAGCATGGACTAATGGAGTGCTTACTGCAGTCAAGGTTAGTCGTGGAGGGTCTGGATATACTCAAACACCTCTACCACGACCATATGTGCAGAACATTTATAAGGAAGAGATTGATAGAATACAGAATGCAGCGTATAGAGATACTGATGTTAGTGATTTTCAGAACATTCTTAACTCAATACCTGGTGGAACGGATACCGAGATGCTTAATAAGGTAGCAGATTGTTGGTTACGGCACCCTAGAGAACAAGCCGAGGTCAATTATGCACCAAGAATCACTCTAAAACAAGACCCAGATCTGAATAGAGTGCAAAAAGTACCTCAATACCACTATAAGAGTACAACTATGGAGGAATTTGACGCAAGATTCGCAGTTAATTACTCATTAGTGCATGTAGGTGACATATATCCCGCCTGGTTTGGTGATGTATTGGTGCATGAAAAGGATCGTAACAAAGAAATGCGGTTACAAGACATAGAAGATATAACACAAGCGTCAGTTCCTGCGTATGCTGTTAACCGTGAACGCATGGTTACCACTGTACAAGGGCGTTTTAGCGGTTTACCTCATGCTTCTAACTACACTAAATACCATATGCGTCAATATAGAGCTGATGCAACCAAGAAAGTAGACATTAATGTCGCATTATCATGCACACCTGTTAATACTGGGTGTGGACATATAGGATGTAGTGCTCCTAATACAGGTAATGTTGATAATACTAGCGGAAATACCGTTACTACATACACTATGTCACCGCTTCTTGGATCTGGATGTCAAACATGGAATGCTACTGGAACGCTACCTATGTACAATTCTTTGACAAAATCTGCTAATGTCTGGAAGGACGCAATTACAGAGTACGGCAATCCATTTAATACGGGAGAATATCTACCATGACTACTCAATCTATAGCAACATATAATGGAAGTTGTACTGGACACGGTACTTCTTTACCTTCAATACATCATCCTGGGTTTGGTGGAGGCACTCTTTCTAATTGTCCTCATTCTCCTACGGATAGTAGTATTGTTGCAAAGACAGTTGATGAGATGGATCCTACAACTTGGTGGCCACCAGAAAGACAGTTACCTGATTCATCTACCCAGGTGACAAATGTAGTAATTAATGGTAAAATACCAATACTAGATGGTGATGAGTTAATACCTCATTCCACACCTACTATGCATACTACTAAGTCTGCAAATGAGGATTGCACTAATACAGAGCAAACCCCAGCTTATCATTGCGTTATAGGTACTGCAGCAGGTCGTGAACCAGCTACAGGACACAAACGTAAAGCATATGCCACATCAAAGTCCGTTAGAATTAACGGTAAGTACGTGGCAAGAGTAGGTGACCCTTTGGGTAACGGAACTACTGAATATCCCTGTAAGTCTGTAATTGCAGGTAGTAGTGCAAATGTATACATTGGAATTTAATTATGGCAAAAGCAAGCGGTGCATGGAATGATTCGGGTGATTACATCCCATCAAAACCTAAGAAAACCCGTCAAGGTAAGTCTCAAAACACTAAAGTAAGTGCTACTTCCCGTAACGTTAAAGCGAAGAAGTATAGAGGTCAAGGACGTTAATGGAAACAAACCCTCAACCTTACGAATACATAGACACTGCTAGGAGAACTCCTACGGATTGGGAGTTTGTTACCGCAGTAACACCTCCTGTAGGAGGATGGTTAGAGGTTGATTTACAACCTCACCAAGTTGACCACATTTGGAAGTGTATTGAACAGAAAGGAACAACTCACACTAGAACTTTAGTAGGTCATATAGATAACAGTTACAAATTAGAGGATATTGATAATATCTTTTGGGATACTACATTATATCCATTATGTAATAAATTTGCTGATACTTACGACAATATGGGTCGTCATGTACCTGTTGAGGGGAAACATCCATATTATTTGAATAATTGGTGGGTAAATTACCAAAAACAACATGAATTCAATCCTGTACACAACCATGCTGGTGTTTATAGTTTTGTTGCTTGGTTAAAGATTCCCACAGATTCAACAGAACAGAATAATCTTCCTATTGGACAGAATAGAAATGGTAATGTAATATCTGACTTTGAATTCGTTTTTACGGATATGGCAGGTAAGGTTCAGGGATATCTTTATAAAATGGATAAGTCCCGTGAAAATACACTATTACTATTCCCATCTGGTTTAAAACATACGGTATATCCATTTTATAATTGTCCTGATGATAGAATTAGTATATCTGGAAACATATTTCTTGATACTAAAACGGATTTCTATGAGACTCCTCCCATTTTAGGAAGTATTAGTCATAGAGAGCCTGAACTTGAAGAATATAGAACGACAGATCTCAATCGTGTTGTTGATTTCAATGGTGAACAGCAAGTACAATTTAAACGAGAGATACATGGAAAAGTACCTTCTGGTAGAGATATATCTCAGTGTATAACATATGCACATGAGGTTGAGATTAAAGGTAAAGAACCAAAGGAAGTTACACCTATAGTTTCCTCATTTCAACCAAAAATGTCATATAGTTCAAAGGCATTTGCTCATACTGATGAAATAAGCATTGAACAACCAGATTTTGATAAGTATTTTAGCCCTGATAAAGACCGTAGAGGAAACACCCCATTAGGAGGAGGGAAGAAAGAAATGCCACTTAACTATGAACCATTCCTTGATGAATGGGAATATCCATTTTGGGCAAGAGATAATAAAGGAATGATGGAGTGGATTGATAACGAACCATTATTTGAATTTAGACCACAAGCGTGTAAAGCTCATATGACTCGTTGGGATGCACACGTTCAATGTCCTGAAGTGGAGAAGTTGTGGAATTGGATGCGTTTAGTCCTATTTCCTGAAAATTACCATAGTGCAGTTAATGGACTGTATCCAGTTAATGCGGAGATCTGGGGTGTTAGATATGATAAAGGTACAAGAATTGATTGGCATAATCATAGAACTTCTACACGTTCCTTTGCATATTACATTAATTGCCCAGAAGGTAGTCCACCACTGATGTTTAAAGATGATAATGTAGAAATTGAACCAGCTGAAGGTAAATTGATTCTATTTGATGGCAGAATGAGTCATAAAGTACCAGAAACACCTGTTGATGGTAGATACGTTCTTTCAGGTAATTTATTTTTTGAATAATTATGACAACACTACAAGAAGGTCCATTTTCCTTACAATTGAAGATGGGTACAAAAAAGGCTCACACTATGGCAGAGAATACTACCTTTGTCAAACAATTTCTTAAGGGAGTTGTTAATGAGAGTAACTATCGTCAATTAATTGCTAATTTTTACTTTGTGTATCAGACTATGGAGTCTGAGATGGAAAGGCTTAAAGATGATCCATATGTTGGACCTATTAGATTAAACGGTTTGGCAAGAAAGGATGCGTTAGTTGCGGATTGTAAGTATTTTTGGGGTGATAATTGGGAAGAGCAAATATCACCCACGGAAGCGACTCAACAGTATGTAAATCGCATTAAAGAAGTAGCAAACGACAATCCTAAACTACTAATAGCACATCATTATACAAGATACATGGGAGATCTGTCTGGTGGTGTTATTCTTGGTGGTATTGCTAAAAATGCTCTAGGTCTACTTGATAGAGGTCTAGACTTCTATGAATTCCCTGAGATTCTTGATAAGAAGATGTTTAAGCAATCATATCGTAGTGTTTTGGATAATATGATTGATGTTGACCAAGGAGATGTTAATGCTATAGTAGTAGAAGCAAATTATGCATTTAGGTTGAATATGTACATGTTTGAGGAGATACAGGGTGAAGCGAGTGTATCATTCAGGAAATTAGTTCTTAGTGCTATTAAAGGGTTTATTGAAGAGATGACATACGCTAAAAGGTATCGTTGATGCCTGATGTAAATCCAGCTCATGTAAGTGATAGGTTTATCATCAATAATGATGATGTAATCCAAAATCTATACCCAACACCCATCTATTCCGCTAAGGTGAGTAATTTTGATGATATTCAAGAGGAAATGTTCGGTGCTTTGAAAAAGACTGAATTTGAAATGAATCCTTGTTGGTCTAGTCATTATTTGTCTGATATATTCTTTAAATTGAATGTAGTCAAAGAACATCAAATGGATGTATTTGTTCAAGAACTATCTAAACATATCGTAAACTATTGTCAATATTTGAATTATAATGGAAATTGTTCCGTTGCAGAATCTTGGTTTTCATTATTTAAAAAAGGTAATTACGGACATATACATCATCATGGAGCTACAGATATATCGGGTGTTTATTATATTAAGACCAATGGAGAGGATGGAAATCTATTCTTTGAAACTCCAAACCCCCATTTAGGTACATCTAAGATATTTTCCAATTTAACCCCTCGTCATGAGTATAAACCCGAAGAAGGGAACATAATGTTATTTCCTGGATGGTTGATGCATGGTATTCAGACTAATACAACTGATAATGAAAGAATAAGTCTCTCATTTAATATTTCTTTTGAAAGGACTGTTATCCACGATAAATAACAATAGGGTATCTCCTATTGTTAAAGATAATGGCACTAAAACCGATTAGTAGTAAAGATCTAGCACAATCTAGGTCATTTAATGATATTGGTATGGCTTTCGGTAAGAATCCATTCACTGATGACATATCTGTTGTCAAGAATGATAATGCTATAAAACAGTCTATCAGAAATCTGGTAATGACTGCACCAGGTGAAAAATTATTTCAACCTACTATAGGTTGTCAAGTATATGCTATGCTATTTGAACCTTTAGATGCATTTAGTGTAGACGCAATTAAGAGTGAGATAATAAATACCATTAACCAACATGAGAGTAGAGTACAACTTAGAGATGTTAATGCTGTTCCGTTTAAAGGAAATAATAAACTGTCAGTAACGATATCATACCAAGTAGTAGGCATACCTATTGTTGAAGAAGTTAAATTTGTTTTACAAAGAGCTGGATAATGCAACCGAATAATCTGACAGCATTAGATTTTGATGATATTAAATCATCTATCAAAACTTATTTGAGAACTCGAAATGAGTTTTCTGATTATGATTTTGAAGGGTCAGGATTGTCCTATCTTATCGATACTTTAGCATATAACACTTATTATAGTGCATTCAATGCTAATATGTCCATGAATGAGGCATTTCTTCCTTCTGCGACATTGCGAGATAACATTGTTAATGTTGCAAAGCTTTTAAATTATGTCCCAAGGTCAATTACATGCTCTAAGGCATGTTTGAAATTGCATGTTCAAACCTCCCAGACAAATGGTGCTTATCCTAGTAGTATAACGCTCTCTAAGGGGCCTGTAGCTAGTGGGGGTAACTTTATATGGAATATCCTTTCCGACACTACTGTAGAGGTTAATACGACCTCTGGTATTGCTGAATTTGATAATCTTATGATTAATGAAGGAACTATTGTAGACTTTGAGTATATTGTGAGTACTTTTAAGAATCAAAATTACATAGTTCCTGCTGAAGATGCAGATATAAACACTCTAGTAGTAACCGTTAAACCAAACGAAGCATCTACTACATCAGATCTGTATAACTTAGTTGATACTGTTACTAATTTGACTGCTGCAACTAGGGTTTACTTTATTTCTGAAGGAGAAGACCAAAGATATGAGATAAGGTTTGGTGACGATAGTGTTGGTAGAAAACTTAAGGATGGTGAAATTATCGGTCTAGAGTATTTGGTTACTTCTGGTTCTGAAGCAAATGAAGTTCAAAAGTTTACTTTTATCGGAGAACTAACTGATAGTCTTGGAATTAAACCACCAAACGGAAATGTTACTCTAGCAACAAAAGAAAAATCACAACAGGGGTCTGCCTCCGAGTCTGTAGAGTCTATCAAGTATATGGCTCCCAGATACTATTCTTCCCAATATAGAGCAGTTACAGCACAGGATTATGCTGTAATTACTAAGAAGATCTATTCTAATGCAGATTCAGTTATTGCATATGGTGGTGATTCATTAAACCCTCCAATCTACGGCAAGGTTTATATTGCTATTAAAACTAAGACAGGTTCTTCCCTGAATGATGCTACTAAGAAAAGTATTGCTGCAGATCTTAGAAGTTATGCAATGGCATCTATTGACCCTGTAGTTATTGACCCAGACCAACTTTACATCTATCCTAAAGTATTTGCTTTATATGATACTGGGGTAACTAGTAATACTTCCGAAATTAAGACCAATATACAGACTTCTGTTAATGATTGGGCAACTCAAACTCAAATTAATAACTTTAACTCAACATTTAGGAATCAGCAGTTCCAGAAAGCAATTACCTTATCTAATAAGGCAATTAGTGATGTTTCTGTACAAACTTCACTTTTGAAGTATATCAAACCTCAAACCAATCAAACTAATACTTATTGCATATCAACAGGTTCAACCTTATATGATAGTGCTCCAAGTAACGTTGATACCGACACTACTGGTTGTAAAAAAGAACCAGTGATACTATCTGGTAACTTTAGAACAGCAGATAGACCTGGTGTTGATCAACAATTTGAAGATGATGGTTTTGGTAAGTTAAGAACCTTCTATAACACTGGAAATAAGAAGGTATATACCAATACTTCCGCAGGTTCTATAAATTATGAGACTGGTGATATTTGTATAGGACCGATTAATATAGTAGGAGCTGGAGATAATGTTCCATCATCTACTAATTTAAATCTTTCGGATGCTATTACTGGCACAGGTAGTGTAATCGACACTACACTATTACCAACAGATTTGCAGTTACCAACTCTGTTTATACCCTCTAACAGTTCTACTATTCCAGCATCTACTCCTGGAACAATAATTAATGTTATAAATCCTGAAGTCACAGTAAGTCCAGTTGGTACAACACCACCTCCTACTGTACCTCTAAATAGTTTGACACCAAAGGTCTTTAACCAAGCACCAACCTTAGTTGAAGTATCGACAATAGGTAATACAGGTTCTCTCACTTCTAGTTGTTTCTAACTTAGATGGCAAATATCAATAAAGTATCCCAGTCAGTCAAGTCACTGACTCCAGCGTTTATCGAGGATGAGTATCCTCTCTTTAATAAATTCATTGAATTTTATTATAGATCTCAGGAAAAAACTGGTCTAGGACAAAATATTTTAAATAATTTCCTTCAATATCTAGATATTGATAAACTGGATATAGGAATACTTGATGGTGCATCGAAGCTAGTAGAACCTCTTGGATTGACTGATGATACGATAGTAGTAGAGACTGTAGACCCATTTTTAGAGAGCGATGGATCTATATTGATTGGTGATGAAGTAATTTACTATGAATCCATAAGCCATTCACCCCATATTGCTTTAAGTCCAGGTATTTCATACGAACAGGTTAAATTAAAGTGGTTGGGTCTTGCAAATCCTATAACATTATTTGATGGATCTCGTACAAGTTTTCCGTTAACTTCTCAGAATAATCCTGTAGCTCCACCTTCTGCACAACATTTAATTGTGCAGTCTTATGGTGAAGTTTTAGTTCCTAATATCGATTATACTGTAGATGGTACTGATGTAATCTTTACATCTGCCCCTAGAACAAAACTCGATGCTGATGGTGCAGATTTAACCTTTATTACATACTTGAGTGGTTTTGTTGAGAGTAATATTGTTCCAATTGATAATATATCAAATAGTTTTGGTGAAGGTAAGCGTCAATTCACTATAACAAGAGATGGTGTTCCATACGAACCTGTTATAGATGAGTATATTTTAGCAGTATACGATAACGAGCTTCTTATCCCATGTGATGATTTCTTCCTTGATGGAGACCAGTTTATATTTAAGAATGCACCTCTAAATGGTAGATTCTTATCTCTTTACTCAGTTGAAGCTCCAGTTCCATCTTTCGGTTCAGGTGCTATAGGATATGCACGTGTTAATGGTCTAGGAAGAGTAAATGGGATATCTATAACCAATAACGGTAAAGATTATAGGTTTGAATATCCACCAAAAGTTTCTATCGGACAAGATAGGATAACAACTGGTACTGGTGCTGCTGCTACAGCATTAGTTAATGGTACTAAGAGTGTATCTCTTCTTGATGGAGGATATGGATATAGTGATACAAACCCACCCATAGTTACTGTACAAGCACCTACAAAACCAGGTTCTACAACAGCAAAGATAAAGGCAACTGTTACAAATGGTGCTGTAAGTGACTTAGAAATACTTAATTCTGGTAGTGGGTATACATTCACACCTAGACTTACTTTTACCCAGCCTGGAGGCGGTCAAATTGCTCCTCCAACGATATCTAATGGTTCTATTAGTGGTGGTATTACTGTAAGTAATGGTGGTATTGGATATACAACTGTTCCTATCATCTATATTGATGAACCTACTGAAGAAGATGGTATTAGAGCATCATTACAGGCAGTTCTAACTGATGGTGTGCTTACTAGTGTAAATGTATTAAATGCTGGTCAAGGATATACTGGAACTCCTAGAGTTGCTGTTATAGATCCAACAGGAGCACAGATCCTTCAAACACAAGTTGATGGTGATGGAAGAGTAACTAATATTGAACTTTTGAGTGGTGGTAGTGGATATCAAGATGTTCCGTCTGTTTATATTGTTGACGAAAGACTAGATGGTCAAGGAAATTATGCTGGTGGTACTAATGCTACTGCTGTTGCATCTATTTTCAATGGTCAGATTATTGATATTAATATAACTAATTTTGGTTCTGGGTATAGTGCAACTGAACCTCCAACTATCTTTATTCAACAACCACCTTCGGCAGAAGCTTCTGCTACAGTTGGACTTAATGAAGTTACTGGATTTACAGTAAATCAGGAAGGTGCTGGATATAGTAAAGCAAAACTTGTAGGATGTGCTAGAGCAGCAAGTGGAATTAAAGAATATTCAGAAGATGGTAATGCAGTATTCTCAGGAGATACTGTAGCTGCTGCAGCTTCTACAAATACTACTGTTAAATGTTTAGATGCTCTATTCATTAAAAGATTACTCGATAAGTATACAGAACAGTTCTTACCTGATGTACCTAGTCTAGATTATACTCAAATAGACGTTAGAACTTCAATTAAGACTATTAAGGACTTTTATTCATCTAAAGGTACTTCTTATAGTATTGCATACCTCTTTAAGTTACTATATGGTGAAACCGTAAGTATTTCATATCCAAAAGACCAAATAATTAAGCCTTCTGCTGCTACTTGGTCTATTGATACAATTCTTCGGGCAACTTTAGTTAGTGGTGATTCTCGTAATATAAAAGATGCTTTATTAATACAAGATAGGGATATAGCAGATAGTAATGTTCAAGATGCAAGTGCTCTTGTTGAGAACTTTATTTCAATTAAAACTTCAGAACAGACAATATACGAATTGGTTCTTTCCGAAGAAACTATTAATGGTACATTTACAGTTCCATATAAGACTAAACTTGCAGAACCATTGAATTTAACTGATGGTATTATAACAGTTGACTCTACAATTGGTTGGCCTGAAAGAAACGGTGAATTTATAATTGGTACTGGTACTGGATCTGAATTGGTACAGTATAAAGAAAAATCACTTAACCAGTTTATTGAATGTACTCGTTCAGTTAATGGTGTTGAAGAAGATTGGGATTCTGCTACTGAAGTAACATCTAATTTCAGAGTATATCTCAATAAGGGTACAATTCAAGAAGTTGTGATGAATATTGTTGGTATTGTTGATGCTCAACAAACAACATTAACAGATACTGGTTCTTATTACTTACCTGGAGACAAATTAACAGTTTCTAAGCTCGGTGGTACTGGTAGTGGACCAGATCTGACTACTTGGTTGTATAACGTTAAAAAATTAATCGATGTTTCAACTGTAACTTACGGTGGTGTTAATAATCAGTCTGCTACTATAACTTGTGTCAATCCTCATGGTTTATTAGTTGGAGACCAAGTTACCATTTATGGTGCTAACCCAATCATCTATAACGGAACGTTCTTAGTCACTTCTAGGGACAGCGACGTTATTTTCCAGTATAATCTACCTCAACCTGCTACTGTTATACCACAAGGTAATATTCTAGTATCTGTTGACCTTAACAAAGGTAAATCTATTAATTCTGCTGTTAATAATGCAGTTAGTCCTTATACTACAAACATACAAAACTCATTCTTTAATGATGATTATGTTTATGTTGCCTCTACAGGTATTCCTAACTATGAAATTGGACCTTTCCCAGGTTCTGCTCTTCTTCCAGGCAACCAACGTAAATTAAATAGGTTCCCTAAAATACCTACTACTATTTCAACTAAGAATGCTATTACTTCAGGTCCGATAGGTACTTGGGTTAATGGTGTATCAATTTGGTCTTATAAGTCAACTGAAGCAAAAACTTTTGGTGCTGTAACCGATGTTAGTATCACTAATGCTGGTTCTGGGTATGATGCTGCATCTCCTCCTGCGATTACTATGACAGGTGGTGGTGGAGAAGGTGCAACTGCTAGTGTTATAGTTAATGGTTCTCTTAGTGAAATTACTGTAACTGCTGGTGGTTCTGGATTCACTTCTTCCCCATTAGTATCAATCGTCGGAGGAGGCGGTTCTGGTGCTGCTGCAACTGCTATTATAACCAAAGGGTCAGTTTCACGTATTCTAATCAACTCAGGTGGTTCTGGATATACTTCACAACCACTTATTACTATTGTTGGTGGAGAAGGTGCTGGTGCTGCTGGTACTGCATCTGTTCGTGGACCTATTCAGTCAATTGGTATTAATAATGGTGGTGTAGAATATACTTCTAGTCCTACAGTAACATTAAGTTCTGGTAGAGGTGCTGTTGCACAAGCCATTGTTAATGATGGTAGAATTATATCTATTGCTATCATTTCTGCTGGATCTGGATATACTACTGCACCTGAAGTATCTATTCAGGGTGTTGGATTTGGTGCGATTGCAAGAGCAACTATTGATACAGATGGTGAAAATGCTGGAAGAGTAACCAATATTGAGATTGTAAACAAAGGTATTAACTACGTTCAAGGTACTACCATTATCAATTTGACTTCTGTTGGTCAAAATGCTACCTTTACTGCAAATGTATTCCAATGGAACTACAACCTTCAAGCAACTTCACAGTTTGACACTGCTAAGGGTTCTGTATTTACTGGTTATAATAATGAGTATGGTGGTGAATATGCTCACCTATCAAACCCACAAAAAATGAGATACATTCTTGGTGATAACCTTTATGAAGAAATTGGCACAGGAAATATTCTTGAGCAAGAAGAGCAGTTAAATCACTCTCCAATTATCGGTTGGGCATTTGATGGTAACCCAATTTATGGTCCTTATGGATACAATGATCCTACTGACCAAAGTTCTGCTACTGTTAGACTTAGAACTTCATACAAATTGAAGGATGAATTAGTATATGATGATACAACTAACCCCAATCCAAATAGAACTGCTGGTCCTTTATTAACAGAAGAACCTTCTGGTAATTTTGTGGAAGACTATGAGTATAGTTTTGGATTAGGTGACTTAGACCAGTATAATGGTCGTTTCTGTAAAACCCCCGATTTTCCTAATGGTAACTACTGCTACTTTGTTACTATTGATGCTACCGATGCAGGTGCTCCATTATTCCCATATGTTATAGGACCAAGTTTTAACTCTGTTGTTGATTCTTGGAATCTTAGTGCAAATGCAATTCAGCAGAATATACCAACTGGAGTTGTACGTTATAGAGACCCATATGAAAATGTTGATATTGATGTTGAAAGAACACCCAATGCTTCTACTGCTGCTTTAACAACTGAAGATGGAGAAATCTTGTTGTTTGAAGTGGAAGATGAAAATAGAGATGGTATTATAGGTGCAGAAGAGACTGCAGATCCTGATCAAATGTTTGAAGAGTCACCTTTACAGTTATTTGATTACTTCCCTAAAGTTAAATTTGACTCTAAAGTTGATATTGAAGTTGAGACAACAACTAAATTTGAAGATGCTTCTGTTACTGGATTTACTGTTGAGAACACAGGTAAGAATTATCAGGTAGATGATAGATTAATATTTGATAATACTGATACTGATGGATCTGGTGTATCTGCTCGTATTTCAAAAATTAAGGGTGAAAGTGTTGCTGCATATAGTTTCGAGAATATTAGTGGTGCTAACTACGGTGTTTTACAAACAGCAGATCCTCATAATCTAGTTGCTAGTGACGTTGTTTATATAGATTATACTCCTATAATGCAGAACACAAACAAAACGTTTGTAGTTCGTCAATATAAAGGTATAGAAGAGATTGTTATTGATCAAAGAGGTTCTGGATATAATACAGATATTCCACCAACTATTACAATTGATGGTGATGGTAGTGCTGGAAAATTAGAAGCAGTTGTATCAACTGTTGGTGCAATTGATACGGTTAATATTTTAAATTCTGGTTCTGGATATACATCAAATCCTCGTGTTATATTATCTCATCCACAGGTCTTTAAGAAAGCAGATTATTATCTTTCTAAAATCGAAAATCAAAATTATGTTAAGATTAATGATTCTTATGTTAGTGATAATAAAGAGATCTTTATTTGTGGTAAAACAAAGGATGCTGTTGGAAATACAGTAGGTTTTGTTTCTAAGTTATCTGCTACAGGTGTTAAAGAGTGGGAGAATACTTTAGAGAGTACTGATGGACAATTCTATACAGAGTTTCAAAAACTTTATGTAGATGGTCTTGATGTTTGGGTAGTTGGTAATAATCAACCAAATAGCACTTTACTTAATGATTATAATCCAGATGTTATACTCGCTAAGTATACTCAGGCAGAAAATGGATTGAGTGCTGGATTACAGTTCCAGAAAGGTTATGCTGGTATCTCTGGTGCTACTCGTGCTGACTATGTGTCTTCAATTCAGAAGTGGAGTGATACTCGTTTCATTATCGGTGGTTATACTAATACAAACTCCAGTAATCCATATGATGCATTCTTAGCATCTATTGATAGTACTGGTAATTTTGCTATTAAGAGAAAGCTTGTATCTACTAGTAAGTCTGAAAAGATTGTAGATATGAAGGTCATAACGACCACTGCTGGTGTTACAGAATTATACTTCTTAATGGAAGTAGGATTAAATCAATCTACTACAGATGTCAATATGGCATTTGGTAAAGCGACTTTAACTACTAGTGCAATTAACATAGACTTTATTAAAGAGTACAGCACATCTGTATATTCATTAGTTGATGGTAGTCTTGTATTTGATGAATTTAATGAGTGCTATATTTCTGCTACATTAAGACTTAAGTCTGATCCTGCACAGAAAGACAGTTTCTGGGTTGGTAAAGTTAATACATCTGGTACTATACTTTGGAATTATCGTTATGTTGCTCCTGGTAGAGATATCACTATGGCAGATAGGAGTTCTATTGATATATTTGGAGATCTAAACCTTGCATTTAGTAGACATAATACTACAACTGGTGTTAAGACTGTAGATTCAGTTAAAATTGGATATGATGGTAAGATTAAAAATCATAGTACCAACGAATTTAATCAGAAACGTGTTGAAGGTATAACTGTTCATGCATGTAATACTGATAATTCTGGTGATATTTACCTTTCTGGTCAAACTCAATGGAATAGAAATGAGTTTATCTTTGATTTTGCTGCTAATGAGCAAACAGATTTAACAGGTCACTATACTTTAACTTCAGTTGGAGGAAGTAATGCCGTAACTTATGCTGATAATATGGCAAAGATCTATGGTTATCAACCAGCTGGGTCTAGTTCTACATGGGAAAATTCATATCTTAAAGTTTCTGGAACTGATTTAGCTACTACATTAGCAAATGATTGGACTTTAGAGTTCTTTATTTACAAATCTGCGTCAGCATCTCAGACACTATCTCAAGGAGCTCAAACTCTAATGGGTATTGGTGGTGCTCAAGATGCTACTGGTGGATTATGGTTAGGTTATGATAATAGTACTGGTGAATTACAGATGGTTGTTACTAATAATACAACTGCATTAAATGCTGGATCTGGTATATCTTCATCACAGACAACAATGTATGCTGATAATTCTTGGCAGACTATTGCTGTAAGGAAAGAAGGTAATATATTTAAGGTATTTGTTAATGCTATAGAAGTTATTACTGGTACATTGGCAAATACTGCTCTTGGTGCCAAGGACTTGTATTTTGGTAACCAAATTGGTTTCGGATCTGGAGCATCAGACTTTAGTCAATCTAAGCAAGGACAATTCTTTATTGATAATATTAGACTAAGAAATAGATCTGTTACACCAACTGTACCTTCTGATATATCAAGTTTACCACCCGTAGCATCATTTGCATTTGCATTTGCTTGGACAGATACTGCTTGGTTTACTAATAATTTAACTAAGTATGATTATATTGACTATAATGGATGGAATTTAAAAGTAGATAAGAATGCTGATGCTACTAGATTAGGTGATAAAGGTTTACAAACAAATACTCAGTTAGGATTTGTTAGAACTGAAGTAACTCCTCTTACTGGTTCTTCATTGGTAATTGGAGAAGCTGATTTTGCATTGGGTGATGCAGGTCTACAAACTCTAGACTTTGATGATGCTACTATAACAATGACTCCTGGTACAGAGACATTAACTTATACTAATGATATTTGGAGTTCTAGAACAGCAACTGTTCCTTCTCCAGGTTCTCAAAAGTTACAAGTATCTGCTGTAGTTAAGGATAGGTACTTCTTTAAGGTTACTAATACAATTAAGATTGATAACATCCAAGAATTAACTATAAATCAACCATTCATATTTACTACAGGATCTAAGTTAAGACTTAATAATCTTAGCACTGGTTCATTTATTAATAGTGGATATATCATCAAATCTGATATACCCAACAGAAAAATTTATATTGCTGTTCAGAATAATACTTGGAGTGATGATCTAAACAATGGTATCTTAGTTAGTGAGCAATTTGATGAGCAAGATACTTATGGAATAGTTGGTCCTGTTCCAAATGATACTAATGAAATGAAGGCGTATACCTTCGCACAGGTTGATAATACAACTCCTGGAACATTTGACATTGATATGTCCACTTATGATGCTCCTGCTAATATAGGTGGCACTAATAACTTGGATGACTTTGCTAGATTTAAACCATTTAATGTAGGTGACTATTCAGTTAGAATTGATGAAATTGGTGGTAGTTCATCTTTCATTGTTGGATCTGTAGTTTCACTCACATCTAATGATATATCTTTCAATGCCAATTACAACACATGTCAGATAACAAATTTAGTAGGTGTTACTAAGATTACCTTGATTTCTAATCTAGAGAGAATACTTCAAGTAACTGCTGTTAATAATAGTGATGAGGTCTATGTAATTACAGGAACAAGTCATTATTTAAGTCCTGGAGAAATCGTTTATGTTGATGGTAATCCATCACAGACAAATGGTGGTCTTGTTTATGATGAGTATGATGGTGCATTTGCAATTGATACTGTAGTAAGTCCACTTGAATTTACTTACAAGTTACCACAAACTGCTATAACTGCTCCTGCAACTAATGCTTCTACTGTTGGCATATTTGTTAAATCTCCAACCTTAAAGATGTACTATGGACACCAGTATATCTTTGATTTGGGACACTCTACATTAGAAGGTGGTAACTTATCATTTGCTAAGGATAATCTTTATAAGTTGGAATATTCATTCAACTCTATTGAAAGAATTGGAACTCCTGGTTTAACTGGTCAAGGACAACCAAGTCCATCAGTTAAGTTAAAAGTTGATAATGATATAGTTACTAATATTTCTTATTACTTCGATCCTTCTAGAACTGGTAGTGATTCTCCTGTAATTTCTGATAGTTATCTTGATGTAACAGATTCACCTTATACTGGTACATTTACAATTAGTAGTACTTCTGGTCAAACAATTACCCGTGGTGCTGATGTATTTAAATTCCCATTATTGAATGAACCAGAAGGTGTTGGTGATATTTCACGAACATCATATACTACAAGTTCATTAAAAGCAGTTGGTGCTATTGGTGATATTCGTATCATTAATCCAGGTGGTTTCTATACTAAGTTACCTATTGTTACTGGTATTGGGTCCACAAGAAAAATTGAAAGAGTTCAGATTACTGAACCAGGAACTGAATATGCAGTTGGTACATACAATGGAGTACCTATTGGTGGTGATGGTGAAGGTGGATTTGTTCAAATTACAGTTGCTGATGGACAGGATGATGAAGGAATAACAATTCCAGGTCAGATTCAACAAGTTTTAGTTACATCTCCAGGTAAAGGATATACATCTGCAACAATTGATGTTGAGGGTGTTAGTGGTATTCTTGGTTCTGGATTGACTGGATCTGGTGCAGATTTAGTAGTTGTTATACCACCTTTCGGTACTGAAGCATCTATCTTCACTAAGGGTGATAAGGTTGGTAAGATTAAGAAACTTAAAAATAATAACTTTGGTTATGATTATCCTCATGACTATACTTTACGTCCTGAGATTACATTCCCACTTAATGCTCAGTTAACTTCTACAAGTATTCTTGAAAGTATCACCGTTACGAATCCAGGTTCTGGATATTCTCTAGCACCCACTGTTGTAATTACAGGTGGTGGTGGATCTGGTGCGACTGCTGAAGCTACTATTAAGAATGGTCGTTTGGATGTTATTGAAGTTAAAGACCCAGGTGCTGGATATTCTTCTACACCTGCAGTAAGTCTTAGATCTTCATTCAACTATGTTGTTAACCTTGACTTAGGTTTATTACAGTTTGCTTATCCACATGGTATTGTTAGTGGTTCTGAAATTAGTGTTGCTGTAACTGATACTGGAGATGGTGCAGACTATCCTCTAGCTGCTGGTGCAACAGGTCGTCTTAATCCAAATACCACATACTATGCTATTTCTGGTGCAGCAAATTCTTTAGAAGATGACCAATTAAAGATTGCTATTACTCCACAGAACGCAGAATTGGGTGATGCATTATCATTTGTTAACGCTGGTGATGGTCGTCAAAGTATCTTGACTGAATCATTTGGTGGTGCTGCTACTGCAAACGTTGTCACTTCTACTTTCCTTGAAGGTGAACTTGTATATCAAGGTGACTCTTTAGAAACAGCAACAGCACAAGGATATGTTTCAATTAACTTTGGTTGGCAGATTGGACCTAGAATTCTTAAGATTGTTGACTATACTGGTGAATTTGCAGAACTTCAAAAAATAACTGGTGTTATATCCAAGTCTTCTGGTACTATTAGCGACCTTAAGTTTGCTCGTGGTGTTCTAGATATTGGTTCTATCACTAAGACAACAGGTCAGTTTATTGATGATGTTGGTAAACCATCCGAAATTATTCAAAAGATTCAAGACTCTTACTACTATCAGGACTTCTCTTATGCTGTTAAGTCTGCTGTTTCTATTAGTGAGTGGAAAGAGATTCTAATTAGAAACGTTCACCCTGCATCATTTAAGGTGTTTGGTGAGTTGAACTTGAATGAGTATGGACAAATTCCTAATAAGGATACATTCTTTGAACTCACTAAGTCTGTAGAACTTGCACAAGAAGCAATCGTTCCAAATATTCAGAATTTTGCTCTAGTTGAACCAATTTATACTGAGTTTAATAATACAGAAGTACTATTCAGACAGAAGAGATTAACATCTTCCGAGAATATTCTAACTTCTGTTGTACAAAGAGTTGATGATATATCAGAACAGTTTGATGGTATTAAGACTTCGTTCCCATTAACAGTTAATGGTGGTACTGTAGTTGCTAATGCCAATCAGTTAATGGTTGTTTTAAACGGTGTTGTACAGAACCCAGAGACTGCATTTACAATTCAACAAGACTCTATTGTATTCAGTGAGCCTCCAAAACCACCAGCAAGTGTTAAATATGCTTCTGTTACCATAGCACCTATCCAAGGATATGAGATGGTATTTAATAATGCTAGTGGAATTTATCCTGGTCTTAATAATGTAATTAAAGGTAGTTCATCTGATGCTAGATTTACAGTATTGAAAGTAGTTGGTACAGTAGTTACTGGTTTTATAACTGATGGTAGTTTTGTACTTGGTGAATTATGTAACGTTGTAGCAACAGGATTTGCTGGAAACTTAGCATCTATAACTCCAGTAGGAAGTATTGGATTGTTTACTTTCGGTGAAAATATAACAAACTTAGAAGGTAATACTGCAAAAATTGAATCAGTTAACTTAGAAACTGGGCAAGAGATGCCTATTGCTAAGTTGAGATATTCTATCGGTCCTTCAACAACTGTATTTGAAGTTATTGATCCAACTGCATCAACTAACCAACCAGTACCTACAGGTACTTTTACACCAAATATTAACTATCAGGTAGGATCTGAAATCTTTACTCTTATAAGCACTGTAGATAATGCAGAATCAACATCACTTACAGTTGTAAGAAATGTTCTTGGTACAACTGCTCAGAATCAGCAAGACAATACTCCACTTTATAGTACTAAGATTGAGGTTACTGATCAACTAACTTTAAGTAAGACTGCAGGTACATATACATCCTCTCCTGGATTATTTGATATTCAGTTAAATGATGTTATCTATGGAGCACAGTCTGGGGTTATTGCACAGATTACTGCAACATCTGCTTATCAAGATCCTGTAACTCAGGAGTTTATTGGGCAAGTTGATATCTCTCCTGGTTCTTCATTCTTTGGGTTACTATTCAATAGGATTACATCTCAGACTTATCCAAACGTTGTTCTAGATGATATTGCATCATCTGCAGTAAGTATAGTTGACTTTACTGATAATACAACTGGATATAATGGTAACTTCCCATCTAATGAACAGATTAATAATTACATTATTCCATTCAATAATCTAACTGGAACATTACAACTTAATGAAGAAATCCGTAATTATAAGATTGATTATGGTAATAACACTAATGAGTTTGTAACTGGTGAAGATGGTAAAGTTAGAAAGATGTCTTTCTATGATAGAGAAGGAACTGGATTCTTTAGTTCTGGTCAAATTATAAGATCTAGAGATACTAAAGCAGAAGTTATTGGATTTAACCAAGCACGTAATACAGTATATCTTGGTAAGATTGGTAGAACTAAGTCTAATGGTGAAGACTATTTTGATTTCGATTTTGCTGGTAGTGCTCAGATTGATACTACACAGAAGAAGTATGGTAATGCTTCATTACAATTAACTGCTGGAACAACAGATTATATTTTCTGCCAAACAACTAATGAGATTGCTTTTGGTACTGGTGACTTTACTTTTGAATTTTATATACGTCCTGATTCTTCTTCATTAAGTGGAACTATTGATATTTTTGACACAAGAGTATCAAGTGCTAATGAAGTTGCATTTAGAGTATATTGTGAAAGTGGACAAGTTCGTTGGAATGTTAATAATGCAGATCTTGTAACTTCTGTTGGAACAACTTTATCTGCTGATACATGGGCACACGTTGCTTATACTAGAACAGGTACAACTGGTAAGATGTATATTGATGGTGTTGAAGTTGGTACAGGAACTGATAATACAACATATGTTGCTAAACCACTCTTTATTGGTGTTGGTTATGCTTTCTCAACTGGATATATTGGTCATATTGATGAAGTAAGAATTTCTGATAATATTAGATATTCTACTGCATTCTCACCTTTAGCTGGTATATTCCAAGGTGATACTAATACTAAGATGTTACTTCACTTTGATGGTAAAGATGGTGAGCAATGGGTACAGGATTGGTCTGGTAGTGAGTCATTTACAAAGGGAGAATACTTTAATAATGATGCTATAATTTCTACTGTTCGTTATGTTGGAGATCACACATTTGTACCTGGCACTTCAAATGCTGCTCTTACATTCAATGATGGCACTATAAAGGATGTTACTGCTGCAACTTATGATGGTGAGACTGGTATCTTAGTCATGACTATTGGATCTCATAGTTTCACAACATCTAATACTGTAACGATTGGTGCTAATAAATTACCATTTACTTGCGATAAGGATAATAATGCAACTGAGCACAGATATCCTAGAACTTCAGATCCAGTACATAACACTGCTATAGCAATTACTTCAGTAACTGGTACAACGATTACAGTTAACGTTGGTAGAGCAGTTCAAAAAGGATTTGTTGGAAATACAAATAGGTATTATAATGCTGCTACATTGATTGAATCTAACCTAGAATTTATTGCTCATGAGGCAGTATATTTACTAGAACAAAAATTCCCAGATTTCACTGTCATTAATGGTAGTGCAAATTGTCAGGATGATGTTAAAGATATTTGTAAGTCTGTTGCATACGATTTACGTAATGGTAGTAATTCTAAGATTTGGGATGCTGCATCATACTATGTTGATAGAGTCGATGTAAACAATGTTAAACTACTTAACGTTGAACAAGAAATTGTAGAAACTGTTTGGACATACGGTAAATTAAATCAAATTTTAAGATATATCATAACCAATGATGCTTGGGATGTACAAGGTCATCATGGACATAAACAGAAATTTGATACCAGTATTACAGAATCTAGTGGTAGTGCTGCAACTAAGTTTACACCTACAGGAGCAGAATATAATGCTTCAACTGGTGAATTGAAGATATTAAAAGGATCACATGGTTTGTTTAGTAATACATCATTATCAATCTCAGGTGGTGGATATAACCCTGTTACTGGTATCCTTACATGTACAACTAGTGGTGCTCATAATCTTACATCAACTTCTAAACTTCAGATTGAAGACGAAGCTCTAACATTTACATGTTCTATGGACCAAAACAGGTCAGAGCATAAGTATCCAAGATCTTCTGACCATGCAAGTCAAGGTTGGTTAGATGTTACTGTTGTTGACTCAACAACATTCTCACTTGATGTTGGTAAAACACCAGATGTAATTTTTAACCCAACTGCTGCAACATATAGTGGTTCAACAGGTCTTCTTAAGATGACTATTGGTGAGCATAGATTGAGAGCTGGTACAAATATTAAGGTTGCTACAGGTAGTCTTCCATTCAGATGTACTATGGATGGACTACAAGATGTTAAGACATATCCAAGAGAAAATGATTTCATCTATCAGGATAGTGTACCTATTCTATATGAAGGAACTTCTCATACAGCAAATGCTGCATCATATACACCTGACTCAGGTCTATTAACAATTACCGTCTTTAATCATGGGTTTGCCTATGGTGATAAGGTTCGTATTGTTGATGAATCAATTACATTTGAGTGCTTGTTAGATAACAATATAACTCAACATAGATATCCACGTTCAACAGACCCATCTAGCGGTAGATTACATAAGATTGTTAATGTAACTACTAATACATTTGATGTAAATGTTGGTGTATCTCCTGACCTTTCATTACATACATTTAAGTCTGCAGATCCTAATGGTATTATTCATAAGGATAATACAATTACTTTAGATGTTGGTAAGACACATAATATTGCATATGATGTTTCTAGTGCAAACTATACTCCTGTAACTGGTTCATTAGTAATTACTTCTTCTGCTCCTGGTTCTCCTGGATTTGGTGGACATCCTAATTTAATGGTTGGTGATAGCATTAGACTTAGAGATGGAGCATTCCTCTTTTCATGTAATATGGACGGTCAATCAACTGACCACGCATATCCAAGATTAACTGACCCTGCTCGTGGTACTGCTGTTGACGTTATTGATATTTCTGAAGTTGATAAGACTGCATCTGATGCATCATATAACCCATTAACAGGTATGATGACCGTTACTATCGGTTCACAGTTAAATGCTCCAAGTACTAGAAATTGTACTGGTGCTGCTTATGACCCTGCTACTGGAATGTTAACCATTACATCATCTGCTCATCAGGTATACAATGGTAACCTTGTTCAACTTAATGATGGAGCATTCATATTCCGTTGTGGATTGGATGATGAGACAACAGACCACTACTACCCACGTTCAGGTGACCCTGCAAGAGACCAATGGTTACCTGCACAGAATAGAACTGCAAATACATTTGATTTGTTTATTGGTAAGTCCCAAGACCTTAGTGAGCATACATGTGTTGGTGTAACTTCTAACCCTTGTATGAAAGTTAGTGGTGAGATGGTTAGATTTGAAGAAGGTGCTATTACCTTTAGTTGTACTAAAGATGGTAATGCTACAAACCATGCATATCCTCGTAAGACTGACCCAGTGTTTAGAAGAGGATGGAGTGTTGTAGAAGCTTCTACTAGTACTACATTTGATGTATTTGTTGGTAGAACTGTATTTGGTGCTTATACACATACATTTGTTTCTGGAGTAACTAACGGTGTTAAGGTTCATAATAATGCCTTTACTGTTAATGTTGGTCCGAGTAAGTTCCACGGATATACTCCTTCTGCTGCTACCTATGATCCTGCTACGGGTATCATGGACTTGACTGTTGGTAATCATTGGATTAAAGATGCTACGAATCATACAGCAACTGATGTAAATTATATTGCAACAACTGGTGTAATGACAGTTACTATTCCTAATCATGGATTTGTAATTGGAGATAAGATTAAGGTTGCTGATAATGCATTATCTTTAACATGTTCATTAGACCAACACAGTAGCAATCATACCTATCCAAGATCTACCGACCCTCAGTCTGGAAAGTGGATGTTAATTTCTAACGTTACTGATAATACATTTGATGTTAACGTAGGAACTTCACCACAATTAGATTTCAATGTTTCTAATGCAACTTACGATGCTGTATCTGGAAACTTAGTAATTACAATTGGTACACATAGTTTAGAAGTTGGAACTAGCATAAGATTAAAAGATAATTCAATCACATTTGTTTGTGATTATGGTGGAGATGGATACAGTACTCAGAAGTCATATCCAAGATCATATGGTGCTAATACAACTGATAATGAAGACTATGCATATAATACTGCACTTAATATTACTGCTAAGGATGCAACAACCATTACTGTAAACGTTAACCAGTCACCAGGAACGGCAATTAGTCATTCTGGTACTCATAACTATCATTCATCTCTAACAGGTGCTGTAATTACTGGTGGTGATTACACTCACACATTTGTAAGTTGTGTTCAAAATGCAATTACAAGAGCTGGTGATTCTGTATACATTGAGCAAGATTCATTAACATTCCGTTGTGATCTTGATGGTCAAACAACAGATAAGACATATCCTCGTGCATCTGGTTCTAATGCTCCTGGTGGTGCTGACTATGCATACAACACTGCAACTGCTGTTCAAAATGTTGTAACTACTTCACATACTCCAACATTAGCAGGATATAATCCAACCACAGGTATGATGACCATAACTATGGCTAGTCATGGATTAACTGCTCCAACTACAAAGACTGCAGAAACTGGTACAGCATTTAATCCAGCAACAGGTGAATTGCAAATAACATCTACTGCTCATGGATTTGTAACTGGTGACATGGTTAAGATTGCTGATAATTCTTTAGTCTTTACTTGTGCTGAAGATGGTAATGCTACTAACCATTCATATCCAAGACCTAGTGACTTTGCTAGTGGAAGATTCTTCCCAATTCTTCGCACAAGTGCAAACAGTTTCAATTTGACTGTTGGAAGTGCATTTGGTGATCAACCTATTTCTAACAATACAACTCATGTATGGGTAGCAGCAACCGCTAACGGATTAATTAAGGCAAATGATAAAGTTAGATTGGATGAAAATGCAGTAACATTTACTTGTGCTAAAGATGGTGATGCTACTAACCATGCATATCCAAGACGTACAGACCCATCTTACTTTGAATGGTTACCATTAGATAACGTTCAGACAGATACGTTTGATGTCTTTATTGGTAAGTCTAGCGATACATCAACTCATACATTTGTATCATTTGTTGCAAATAGTATGAAGAGACCAACTGGTGTAATTACAGTTGATGTTGGTATATCTTCAAATACTTCAACTCATGCATTCCAGTCTGCTTCTGCAGATGCTATTAAGTGTGGTGGACAATACACTCACGTTTGGAAAGGTGGACTAACAGTAGATAAAGCATTTACTCTTGGTGGTGATTATACACACGAATTCGTTCCTGGTGGTGAGAAGTTCACTATAACTGCTGCTGCATTTACTCCTGGTACTGGTTCAATGACTGTAACAGTTCCTAATCATGGATTTGAAAATGGGGATATGGTTAAATTTGACGATGGTTCAATAACATTCCGTTGTTTACAAGATAACTATCAGACTGATCATACATATCCACGTTCTACTGACCCATCTAGCGGTACATATTTGCTAGTATCTAGTGTTACTAAAGATACCTTTGTTGTTAATGTCGGTACTTCTTCTAATACTACTACTCACCAATTCCAATCTGCGGTAGCAAATGGATTAACTCGTGCTGTAATTAGAACTGGTGGTGCTTATACACATACTCTTACAGGTGCTAAGGGTGGATGCTTTACAAAGAAAGGTAAAGCAATATCTATTGATGATCATGGATTGACCATGACATGTGAATATGATGATAGGGGTTCAAATCATAAGTATCCACGTACAACAGATCCTTCATCTAAGCAAGTATTACCAATTACTAAGTTTGATACAAACTCATTTACTGTTAACGTTGGTCCTACTTCATTCAATAAAAACTATAAACCATATAATCCAGATAGTGCAACATACGATCCAAGTACTGGCTTGATGCAAATAAATCTTCTTGCTCATGATATTACAACTGATGATTTTGTAACCATTGATAATGAGTCTCTTAGATTTACATGTACGATGGATAATAACCAATCCATCAAGTCTTATCCTAGACCTGGACATGATGTTCGTACTGCTGGTAAAGAAATGGCAGTTACTGCCACAGACGCTACCTCAATAACAGTTAATGTAGGAACGGCTGGAACTAACCAGACATTTACACCATCTGCTGCTACTTACGATGCATCAACAGGTGATATGACCTTAACAATTGGTCAACACGGAATGCGTAAAGGTTCTAGTATTGTTATACAGAATAATACTTTACAATTTACTTGTGATATGGATGGCAATACTGCTACTAAGACATATCCACGTGCAACAGATCCTTACGGTGCTGAGAAATCAATTCCTGTAACTGATGTATATTACAGTTCAGGTACTGCTAGTAACGCTGCATTTGTTCCTTCAACAGGTGTAATGACAATTACACTGACTGGTCATGGACTTAGTAATGGAGATTACATCCAACTTGTTGATGAGTCATTAACCTTTAGATGTAACTTAGATGGATATACAACAGACCATAAGTATCCAAGAGCAACTGACCCTGCAAGTGGAAGATGGTTAGCTATTTCAAATAAGACCAATGATACATTTGAAGTTAATGTAGGAATATCTTCAGACACTTCTACTCATGCTTTCTTAAGTTCTACAACTAATGGTGTTAGAGCACAGAATGGTATGATTAAAGTTAATGTTGGTAAGTCTCCTATTAAAGGATACAATCCTTCATTAGCAGCTGGTTCAACAACAGCATACAATCCTAACACTGGAGCATTAACCATTGATATTGGTGCTCATGAACTTAGTATAGGTGATGGTATTAAGATTGCTAAACAGGCATTTGGATTCATTTGTGCTCAAGATGGTGGTAGTACTATTCACTATTATCCTCGTACATCTGACTGGGGATATAATAAGTCCCATCCTATTACTGCTACAACTTCAACCTCTGTTACTATTGACGTATCTAATGGTGCTATTAGCAATACTACAGAACATGCTTTCTATACAGTATATGATAAGTATACACCAACTGGAATAACATATAGTGGTTGGACAGGAATAATGACTGTTACAACTAATGTTGTTCATAATATGGATGCAGGTGAGTATGTTAAGTTTGATGATAACTCATTAACCTTCACATGTACTAAGGATGGTAATGCAACTGAGCATAGATATCCACGTGCTACTGACCCTGTTTCTGGTAAGTGGTTGAAAGTTCTATCTACAGGATTGACATCATATACCTTCCAAGTTCAAGTTTTAGATATAACACCTTCTACCAACGTTACTACACATACATTCGTAACTGGTAAAACATATGCAACTAACTGTATTAAGAGAGCAGCAGTTGTAACTGGTGGTGATTATGTTCACACATATACTGGTAATGCTTCTAGCAATAACGTTATATACAGTCCTTCAAGTACTCATACATTCTCAAGTGCAGACCCTGGTGCAATTAAGAAGGTCTTAACAAAGCATTCATTTGTTTCTGCAGTAACTGATTGTGTTACTGTTATGGATTACAGTGTAGCGGATTGTGTAGATGTACAAGCAACTGTAGAAAACTTAATTGATATAGTTACTGATACTTTAGAATCTGCTAATGCAACATCACCTACAGACCATCTTGGTTTAATATCAAAATTAACTTCAGATCCAGAAAATGAATTCCTTGGAGGTCGTGTATATGCATTCTTGGAAGAAACATTCCCAATTTCACTACACAATGCAACAGATGATATTATCTACGCAACTCAAATTGGTGGTGATAATAAGTATAGATTCCAAGATGCTGCAGATCTAGTTGAAGCAAATGCTGGTCCTATTGTAGATAAAGCATCACATGATATGTTAACTTTATATCCAGATCTTCTTTTGGATATGCCTAGAAACGCTGATGGTAGTGGTAATGGTACTTTACAGTGTAAGACTGACTTAGCATTAATTCTTAGTGAGTTTATTAAAGACCTTAGACAAGGTGGTAACTTTAATACAGTTAACGTTGCTAAGAGATATCTTGGTGCTAATGATGTTATCTTACACATTCGCTTACAGTTATTCCAATCTGCATACGCTCATTTACGTCTTGCACATTACATGAAGCAAGCGGTAACTGGTAACTTAACTTATGAGAATACTGATAAAATTATAGTTGGTGATTGGGGTATTACACAATCAACTCCAATGCCATTTACTGCAACTGGAGCAGTATATAGTCCAACTTCAGGTAGTTTAGAAATCACAATTGGTTCTCATTCACTTATTGTTGGAAGATATATTCAGATAGAAAATAATTCATTAACATTCTCTTGTGACCCTGGAACTGGTACTGCAAATGGTACATATCCACGTCCTTCTGGTGTTGCTGGTACTCCTGATGGTAAAGATTATGCAAGTGGTAGAAACCTTAAGATCCTTGCAGTAACAGCAACTACAGTAACTGTTAACGTTAATAAGGAACCAGATTATCCTATTACTAACACTGCTGCTCATACGTTTGTCAGTGCAACTGCTAATGGAATAATAGCTCCTGGTGATTGTATTGATGTTCAAGAATCAATTGATAGTTTAGTAGAAATTGCTAACGATATTATTGCTCCTACAAATAGCGATTATGCAATCTCTGCTGATAGATTGTACTTCAACAGAAAGTCAATTGGTGATGAAATAACAACACTAGTAACTAATGAATTCCAATTCCAATTAGCAGAAGGTGGTCCTCTTTACAACGCATTCTTATATCCAGAACCAGGCGGTGTTTCAACATGTGCTCGTGACATAGGTCTTATTATGTTGGGTGTTATTTCTGACTTACAAACAGGTGGAAATAATAGTACTATTGCAGCAATGGAAAATTATCTATCCACTGCAATGCAAATTAACTTCGTCGAAGATGAGTTATTAGCAACAACATATGCTATTGAGCAGATGAAGTGGTTGGGTGAGCATGCAATTCTTAATAGATTATACACTAAAGATTCTAATGAGTCTCCTCCAGCATATAACTTCAACTACACTACTATAGCTGCATATAGAGATTCATTATTACCAATTGATATGAGTCCAGTTGTTACTAGGTTCAGGGAATTAGTAGATCTTGCACTCAATATGCTTGCTCCTGGTAAGTTGGCAATGAGAGGTGCTGCTAAGAACTTACTTTATAACCAGAGTTACTATAAAGAAGAGATTACAACTCTTGTAACACAGCAGTTTGGTGCTAGTGTTTGGGCATATGATGATTGGCTCAATACAATTGTTACTAACTTAGTACACGATTTAATTACAACTGATATTAGCGATACAACCATCGGACATAACATTAAAATTGAAAATGTTACGGGTGCCTTCCAAGTTGGTGAGATGATATTTAGTGAGAGAGCTGCTGGTGGTTCTGCTGTAGTTCTTGAATATAAGAGTGAAGGTAGTTTCTTAGTTGTTGGAAATTGGTATGGTACTCCTTGGGAAGCAAATGATAAAATAGAAGGAACACGCTCTGGTGTTGTAGCAAATGTTCAGGTAGGTGGAGTTGGTTATCCATATACTTGGATCAACAAACCAGCAAATGTTAGAACAATTGCGTTTGCTAAGAATATACAATCTAATATTCAAGGTCAAGTATCCGCACCTAACTTATTCACAAATCCAGAAGCAATTAGAAGTGATTGGATGCCTGGTTACATTGTTATTAGTGATGATTTTGCACAAGCACCAGATGGTACACAAACTGCAGAAAAATTAATTGCTTACCAAAGTAGTGGTTACCACTATACTAGCAGAAACTATAGTTTAACATCTTATGATACATGGGATGATGGAACTATCAAGTTTGACGATACCAACAATACGTTTGACGAAGGTGGAGCAGCTACCGATGACGATAATCAACAGTACACATTCTCAGTATTCTTTAAGGGAGATGAGTTCAATAAAGTTAGATTTGGTCTTGTTATGGATGCTGGTACAGTTGGTCAGCAAGATGTATTCTTTGATTTAGATCTTGCTTCAGGAACTGCTGGAACACTATTCCAACCTCAAGGTGGTATAAGTGGTGATGCTTATGGTTCAGTACCTTATGGTAATGGATGGTATAGAGCATATATCACAACAACAATATCATTCGGATTTAGTGAATTACGTGCTCAATTCTTAATGTATGATGCTACTAATTCTTTATCATACTTGGGTGATGGTGCAAGTGGTATGTATATGTGGGGTGCTAAATTATCTATTGGTACTATTGACCCATACACATCTCAACTTGGTGAAGTATTCTATGCAGACACTGAGTATAATGTTAAGACCTATGCGTTAAGTGCTTTAGAAACTTATACAAGTGAGGCAATAAGTGATACACTTACATCACCTTCACCTGCTGCAAGTTATATTAAGTACTTTGATTCTGCATCGGCATCAAACTATTCAAATAAAACAGTAACTAGATGTATCAGAAGTAACTTAGATATCCTAAAAGGACAACTAGGTTTAGATACATTCTACACTAATATCACTATTAATAATGGTATTACTGTACCTACTTACACATATGGAACTAGAAATCTACCAGTTGGTTTGGGTGGTGGATTAAATGATTCTGATTACTTATATGGACTTAACAGTGGTGCATATGCGGAATTAGAAAACATGACTGTCAATGAAGGTCAGATTGTTCAGATTTATAAGAGATTTAGATTTGATGCTGTGATAACAGATGGACCATTCTGGGTAGGTGAGACTATCAGAAAGGTATCTGATAATGCTGTAACAGGTACTGTTCATAGTATATGGGAAGATGAGAACTATAGATACGTGGATGTGATAGTTAATGCTGGTACATTTGCAGCTCTTGATGTAGTTGAGTCTGATAGAGCACAATTACCACCAACAGGACAAATTAGTGTAATTACAGATCGTATTCAAATTATAGACCTTAAGGGTACATTCAGTGCGTCAGTTCCATTCAAGGCATACACCAGTGGTGCTACTGCTACTCCAACATCATTCATACGCACAGAAGCTGCTGTACTTGATAATACAGGTGGTACTCTGACAGTTGATACTGAAACTTTACAAGGATCATTTGAAACAACTTCTGTTGTTTATCCAGAAGTTTCCAGACAATATATTGAAGTTAGTAAGTTTGATGGTTTTGATATATCAGTTGGTGATAGGATCGCATCTGCTGGATATACACGCTTGGGTATCGCAATCATCAGTGGATTGAATGAATTCACTGTTGGTAACAGACTTTACAAAGTTGTTGGTGGTATACAGGACTTTGATAATTACGCAATAATTTCTGAAGTTGATTTAGATAATAACTTCTTGTACATTGCCGACTTCCAAGGAACTCCTCTTACAAATGGTGATCTCGTAGGTCATTATGGAGTTGGAAATAACTTCCCAGTTGGTTACGCATCCGTAACTACAAGGGTTGTGACACCTGGTGTTGGTTCTGCTCTAATTCAGGATATACGTGATAGTGGTATTCTTAAGAGAGTTTATCTAAGTGATATTAAAGGAACGTTTGTTACTAAGGACGCTATTATCAGTGCTGATAATTATAAGGCAATCGTAGTAAATAAAGTTGCACTTCTCGCACGTGTTAAACGAGCATTCAAAGGATTTGATGGTGTTCAAACTACGTTCAAACTTACCACGGGTAATGGTACTCAGTACCTACCAGATCCAGCTGGACATCTCCTCGTATTCGTTAATGGTATTCTACAACCTCCAGGTGCAGCTAACGCATATACAGCGTTCTCTGACTCTATAGAGTTTACAGAACCACCAGAACTAGGTGCATCATTCACAGGATTCTACGTAGGTAAGTTGAGACAATTGGATGATATCTCATTCGAGTTTGACTCCTTACGTCAGTCATTCAACCTCAAGCGTAATGATGTATTCTACTCACTAACGCTTACAGATGGTGTTCAGTCTACAACTATTAGACCTGAGAATAATATCATCGTTTCACTTAACGGTGTTATTCAGGAACCAGGCGTTGGTTTTGAATTGGTTGGTTCACGTATCATCTTCTCTGAGATTCCTCGTGTAGGTTCTACATTCGTTGGATTCTCCTACGTTGGTTCTGAGGCAGACGTTGATGCTGCTGAAGTTATTCCACCTATCGAACCTGGTGACTTTATTGACATCCAAGGTGAGACATCAGATAGAGAAGTTGCTGTTATTGAATCTTCAAACTCTTTAATCACATTTGATTATCTTGGTTCCGTATTCGGACAGAATGCACAAGGACAAGCAAATCTAACATCAGGGTTTATCGATAGCGTACAGGTCACTTCAGGTGGATCTGGATACACAAGTAGACCAAATGTTAGAGTTGACTCTATATCTGGTTTTGAAGGAGATATTAATGCACTAGTTGGTGTTGGTGGAGTGGTCATTAATAATGCTGGAACTGGATACAACACTCCTAACATTGATGTTGAGACATCAGTTCCTGATGATTGGACTGCTCCTGACCTTTCACTATATGGTGAAGAGTTAGTAGACCCTGAAGTATTAACATAAATAACTAAAAATTGTAGCAGATAATGGCTAAGCAATCACTAAATCTTGGTACGGTAGCGAATGACAACACGGGGGATACCCTCCGTGGTGGAGGCGACAAGGTTAACGATAATTTTAATGAGATATATTCGGCAATCGGTAATGGTACTAACATCCAACTTAGTGTCACAAACCCTGCTGTTGGACAAGTATTACGCTATAATGGCAGTAATTTCATTCCGATGGATCTTACGACATTAACAGCTGCATTAGATGTAAATGGAAATTCTATCGTATCCTCAACTAATGGAAACATTGCTCTCGCTCCCAATGGGACAGGCGATGTCACTATCTCTGCTGGCAGTGTTACTGCTACTTTTGATGGTGCAACTGGAGATATTGACTTCCCCACGAGAGTAGGGTATAAAAATGAATTTCCAGCATTAGGTAATGCACCTTCTGCTGCATCTTATGGTGGATTCTTCTTTACTGTAGATGGTGATGATAATCCATATGTTAACATTAATATCACTACAGGTGGTGTTGGTGATGTAAGAGCAAAAATAGCAACAGAGTATTCTAGTGTTGATTTGTTTTCAGACATTGATACAACAACTGTTGCTCCTACAAATAATCAAGTTTTAAAATGGGATTCAACTGCTTCTAAATGGAAGCCAGGCGATGATGCTGCTGGAGTTAGTTCCGTAAACTTATTTGCCACTGTTGCTGGTGATACTGGTTCTACAACTGCCAATAGTCAGACTGATACGTTAACTATTGCTGGTGGAACAAACATTACTACGACTGTAGTTGGTGATACTATAACATTGGATTTTAGTGGTAGTTTAACAACTACATTTTCTTCTCTAACTGACACTGATGTTGGTGGTTTAGTGCAAGGAGATTCGTTATTTTATAATGGTAGTAACTGGGTTGTTACTCGTAGTCCTATTACTTGGTGGGAAGTAAATGCTTCTGGTTCATCCGATTATACATTTGCTGGACCTGGATTTTCATCTGCAACTGCTGATGCAACTCTTTCTGTTATGAAAGGTATGACGTACGCTTTTGATAATACTGTTCAATCATCTGCACACCCATTTAGAATACAGAGTAGTCAAGGTCTAAGTGGTAACCCATATACTACTGGTCAGACTGGTAGTGGCACTGCTGTTCTTTATTGGACAGTTCCAATGGACGCACCATCTATTCTTTATTATCAGTGTACATTACACGCTGCTATGAATGGTACTATAAACGTAATCGGTTAATAAGATATGGCAAGAACTGTTCCTGGTAGTGGTGCTGTAATTGAACCTATTTTCGATAAGATATTTGGTGTTCGTGCAGTAAGAGTAGTTGACGGAGGAGATTCATACTCTCAAGCAGATCCTCCACGTTTAACTATTACTGGTTGTGGTACTCCTGATCAGGCAGCATTATTGTATCCAATTATTGATGATGATTCTGGTAAGATAATACACGTTAGAGTTTTAGAAAGAGGTAAAGGATACGATCCTTTAAGGTTACAGATAATTCCATCTCAGGATACTCCTAATGTTGTTACTTCATTTGATATTAACAAGATATGGCAGACTCATCCAAATTCCCCAACTGCAGGAACGTTTACTACTAACTCAGATAGGATAACTATCACTTCTGATAATCATCCAAAACCAACACCACTTATAGATGAACGAGCACCTGGAGGTGGAGTTGGTGCTGATTTTAAACAATATACACCTGGTCTAATTAATTATAATCCTACTAGTGGTTTGATGGAAATGACCATTGGTAGTCATACTCATATTGTAGGTGAACGTATTAGAATAGCAACTAATTCATTAACATTTACTTGTGCTGAAGATAATCACGCAACAGATCACACATATCCTCGTACAGGTGATCCAGTATGTAACACTGCTATACCAATACTTTCTACTACTTCCACAACAATTACAGTACAAGTATTATCAACAGCACCATCATCTAATACAACTGTTCATACATTTAAATCTGCAACCTCTGGTGCAGTTACCATTGGCGAAGCATTAATAGATCGTACTTTTAATCAAGAATTTATTTATAGGGGAGGTAAAGATGTACCAGATCCTGATACTAGAGAAGAACAATTAGATAAAGTTACTGGCATATTGGCAAACGGTGGATTAGTTCATACACCAGAATGGGGTCCAGATGGAAGTCCACCTCCAGGATTTACAATAGATGCTGTAAAACATACTCATATTAAAAATAGCAATGCCTATGATGCAGTAATTGATGGAAATCAATATTTATATCAATCGAGTAAAACTGTTAATGAATTTGCTTCTAAAAATGGTGTCTTTGAATGGGGTAAGCAACAACAATTTGTTTGGAATATTAAAGTAGAATTTGATAATGTAATGTTGCAAGTTGAAAATGTTGATGAAACATTAGGAACTGTTGAAGTTGGTAGAACAGTAGATGAGATTGGTGGCAATGCTAGAGGAGAAATTGCAAAGGTTGTAAAGAATAATCTAGGAGTAATTACACATGTATATCTAAGAGATCTTAAAAATGCATTTACTGAAGATGATGTACTTTTAGGTTCTACTGGTTTTAGTTTTAGAATTGCAGAACCAGTAACAACATTCCCTAATGGTATTTTCTATATTGATTTTGGAACTGATGCTGCAGAGTTTGGTCCATTTGTTCCAGGACAGTATTATCTTTCTCCTGAAAATATTAAAGTTCAAAGAAATTATTTAATTATATGGAATCAATCTGATGCTACTAATTCTCCTGGAGAACATCATGTAGCTGGACATCCTATGCAGTTCAGTACTACACAGGATGGTTTATTAAATGGTGGGTCACTTTATTATAATAGTACAGGTGCAAGTGCAGCACCATCTACAGATTATGAGACTGAGTTACAACCTCTGTTCATAATGAATGAGGATGAGACTAATCGCATTTACTATTACTGTAAGAATCATAGATATATGTCTGGTCATGAAGGTCATGAAGGTTATATGATCTTAGACCCTACTGTCGAAGCACATACACCAGATAACGATTATTACATTACTGATTATTATGATGGTGGTGCTTCACCAGATTACAGTAGACATGCTGATGGACACTCTAAGATCTTGGGTATGTCTTATGATGGTTATCCAATTTATGGTCCTTATGGATATAATTCTAGTGGTGTATCTGCAAGGGAATCGACTGGATATAGATTAAAAACAGGTGCTGAAATAGCAGGTGCAAGACCACAAATTACCACACCAGCAACTGTAACTTATGCAGTAACTCTTGCTAATGGTACTTACAATTATGATGGTAGTCAGATTTCATTCTTAAATCTTTTAAGAGGTAATACATATATTTTCCAACAGAATGATGCATCGATGTATAACAATCAGATGTTATTATCTGCAACAGAAGATGGGTGGCATGTATCATCTACTCCTCAAGATTCTTCATATTTGTATAATGGAGTTGGTATTAGTTATTGGTTAGAAGGATCTGAAGTAACGTATGCTTCATATAATGCTGGATTCAATACAGCTTCTTCCAGAGAGATAAAATTCATCGTTCCTGTGGATGCACCATTAGCATTATATTTCTTTGCTTATACATCTGCTGCAATAGGAACAAGAACTGTTCAAGATGGATATGTTCTTGGAGATTTAGTAGAAGATAATATTTGGGATAATCAAGGAACTCTTGATGAATACAACGGTAGATTTGCCGTAACTCCAGAGTATCCTAACGGTACATATGCATATTTCATGACTGAGGATGGATCTGGGAATCCCACTTATCCTTATATAATTGGAAATAGCTTTTATGGTTCTCCTACATTTGAAGGAGATACACTTCCAATACAAGAATCTATTTTCCCAGGTGGAGCAGAAGGTGAAATTGTTTTAAGTGCTGCAAATCCTGGCCAGATTGATTATGTTAAGATGACTAAAATGGGTGATAACTATTTTGGTGCTGCTACAGCAAGAATTTTAGGTGGAGAAGGTAGTGGTGCTACTGGTAGCCCTATAGTACAAACAATTACTGGTCTTTCTTTAATGAATGGTGGTAGAGAATATTCAACTCCACCAACTCTTATATTTGAAGGTGGTGGTGGACAAGGTGCTGAAGGTGCTGCTTCGGTTGATACATTAGGACAAGTTAAAAATATTTCTATAGTTGATTCTGGTGAATATTATGAAGAACCTCCTTATATTCTAATTACTGGTGGTGGAGGTATAGGGGCAAAAGCAGAAGCAAGAATCGCTCAAGGTTCTATTAGTGAAATAATAGTTACAGACCCTGGTAGTGGATATGTTAATCCACCATCAGTTATATTCACCAAACTTGTTAATCTTAAGCGTAAAACTAGAGCAAGACAGGCATATAATTCAGGTGCTAATTACCTTACAGGTCTTGTTAAAGATGTTGCTCCTGCAGATACAACAATATATGTTGATTCTACAGATGCGTATCCTGGTTCTGGTACAATCATTCTTAATAAGGAAACTATAGCTTATACCAATAAGGCTGCAGGTAAATTTTCTGGATTAACTAGAGGTGTAAACTTTAATTATGACCAAAGAGTTATTCTTGATATCGGACAGAACAATCCTGATGGTTCATCAGCATATGAATTTAATGTCGGTGATAGAGTTATTAGAAAGGTTGAGAATGCTAGTAATAAAATTGCTAAAGTTTATGACTTTAATAAATTTACAAGAGAACTTTTAGTTACATTTGAAGTTGATGAATTGGCATTTATTGATGGTGGTAGACCATCTACTGAAGATGCAATCGTTCAATTTGATGCAGGTGTTGCCAATAGTGCTACTGGTGGATTTAATCCCCACGTTCTATTAGATGATCTTGGAGGACCAGGTATTGTTACCTTGACGGTTCCTATCGGTCTTATGATAGATAAGAAGTTTGAAGATAATGATGAATTAGATGGTGCTGGAGATGGTATTATTGATTTGGTTAATACTAGTACAACATTTGAAAATCAAATTAATCTTGATGGTGGTATTTACAGTTCGTTATATGGTATTGAAGAAACACTTGGTGGTCAAAACACAACCTTATTCCAAGTTGGTGACCAGATTAAAGATGCTGCTATTCCGTTTAAATACGCAACTATTAGTGCAGCAGGAACATTGACTGATGGTGTAGAACATGAGGCACTTGTTAATCTATACCTAGATCCATCAGTGGGTAATGGTCTATCATTTGGTGTTAATGAGATTGTTACTGGTTCTGTTTCTGGCGTTAGAGGAACAGTTGTTTCTTGGAATCCAGTAGATTCTATTTTACAACTTAAAGATATTGTTCCGTATAATACGGGTGATGTTAATAAAGGCGTGAACGGTTACTTATATGAATTTTCATACAATACAACTGTAATAGATTTTGTTATGCAGAATCCAGGAACTAACTATACTGCTGCACCAACACTAGTTGTTGAAGACATCGGAGATATAACAGCAACTGGTATTGTTAATATGACAACTGCTGGTGACCAAGTAAAGGATATTACTCTCACTAGTGGTGGATTTGGAATAGTACAAAGTGTTGATGGGTTCTATGCCCTTCATCCAACAGTACAGTTTACTAATGCTGCAGGAGATACTACTGGAGCTGGTGCATCTGCACAAGCAATATTGGGTGGTGAAAATGCATCTGGTAATAGTGGAGCAAATTATAGAATCAAACGAATCGAGTATTCAACAACAGTTCGTTCCAAATAGACATAAATAAACAAGAGGACAATAGTCACTAGGAAATGGCAGCTCTATTAACTGATCAATTTAGGATTTTTTCGGCATTAAAATTTATTAAGGCTCTCGAAGGTCCAGACGCAACCCAAAGCGATACAGCTGCAGGTGCAACACGAGATCGTGTTTATCTTTTTATAGGTAGACCGCAAACGTGGGATAATGAAAACTCGCCTCCACAGGCAGTCGATTCATTCTCCGAATTTTCGGGTTCTTACGATGACATGATATCGTTGAAGAGAGTCCTCGCTTCTGATACTGTTCAAGTCTCTCGTAGAATTGACTGGGTTTCTCCAGAACAAACTACTGGTGGTCTAGGTTTCACCTATGACATGTATAGACATGACTATTCTCCAAGTAAAACTGCTGCTTCTGGTGCTACTAAACTATATGACTCTGACTTTTACGTTGTAAACTCTCAGTATCAAGTTTATAAGTGCATCTATAACGGTACTTCTCCTAGCGATCCTAACGGAAAACCTTCTACTGTTGAACCTACTGGTACTTCTACCTCTATTGTTACGACTGGTGATGGTTACAGATGGAAGTATATGTATACTATCCCTGTTGCTTCCGTCCTTAAGTTCTTCTCGAACGACTATATGCCTGTGTTCACCAATGATGCAGTGAAGACAAATGCTGTTGAAGGTGAAGTTGATACTGTAGTTATTAATGCTGCAGGTACAGGTTACAACAACGGTACTTACGATAATGTTTCTATTAACGGTGACGGTACTGGCGGTAGGGTCTCTATTGTTGTCGATGGAGGTAAAATTATTTCTGCTACTGTTACTAGTGGTGGTACTGGATATACCTTTGGTAAAATTTCTGTTGACAATATTACTGGTATTGGTACTGGTCAAGGTGGTCAAGTCGATGTAATCATTCCACCTCCAGGTGGTCATGGTTCTGACACTGTTATCGAACTTGGTGCATTCCGAGTTATGATTAACGCTAAACTCTCATACGATGAGGGTGCTGGTGACTTCCCAGTTGATAACGACTATCGTCGTATTGGATTAATATCCAATCCTCTTAAGTTTGGTACAACTGAGTTGATATCAGACCTTACAGTTTCTGCTACTAAAGCAGTTATATTTTCTCCAACATTCCAAGGTAACTATGTCCCTGACGAAATTATCACTCAAACTAGAGTTGTTGGTGGTACAAACGTTACTGCACGTGGAAGGGTTATATCCTGGAATGCCACAACGAAAGTCTTGAAATATTATCAAAATGAAATTGATGGTATCTTCCCAGAAGTTACTGGTACACAGAATGAGTTTGATGGATCTAACGTTATAAGTGGTGCAACTTCAGGTGCAGCTGGGCAACCAGATGTAAACTTCCCTGCTGTTCCAAACTCTTCTTCTAGAACTATTAACAACACTGAATACGATTTAGGTATGAGATTTAATTCTGGATATGCTAAACCAGAGATTAAGTCAAATAGCGGTCAGGTTGTTTACATAGATAATAGGAGAGCAATCAGTCGTGCAAACGACCAAGTAGAAGACATTAAAATCGTAATCGAGTTCTAAACGAATGGCACAAAATACTAATTTAAACGTAACACCGTATTACGACGACTTTGATAAAAGTAAGAACTTTTATCGAGTGCTGTTCCGACCTGGATTCCCTATACAGGCAAGAGAACTTACGACTTCTCAATCGATTATGCAAAATCAGATTGAGAATATGGGGTCGTACAATTTTAAAGATGGTGCGATGGTCATACCTGGCCAGATTGGTTATGACAAATCAGTTGATTGTATATTACTCCAAGAAAGTTTCTTAGGTGCTGACGTAGAATCATACCGTAGTCAACTTGATGGTAAAATAATTACAGGTTTAACCTCTGGTGTTAAAGCACAAGTACTTTATAGTATATCTGCAACAGAGTCTGAGAAAGGTTATATTACAATATATCTAAAGTATATTGAATCTGGTGGTACAGCAAATAACCAAACTACTTTCTCAAATAACGAACAATTAGTCACTGAATCTGACATTACCTTTGGTAGTACTTTGATTGAGGTTGGTTCTCCATTCGCACAACTTCTACCTACTGCTTCAATTTTAAAGGGTTCTGTTGCTTATGTGCAACCTGGTGTTTATTTCATCAGAGGATTCTTTGTTGACGTACCCTATCAGTATATACTTCTTGATCAATATGGAACCTCTCCAAAATATAGAATCGGACTCGAAATACTTGAGTCAATTGTTACCCCAGAAGATGACCTTAGCCTCAATGATAACGCTGCAGGAACATCTAATTATGCTGCTCCTGGTTCTCACAGGTTCAGAATAACAACCAACTTAATTAAGAAATTACTTACAGATGATGCTGATAAAGACTTCATCGAATTACTTCGTATTAACGGTGATAAGATTGAAAAACTTGTTGACCGTACTGCTTTTGGTGAGTTAGAAAAATCATTAGCATTAAGAACATATGAAGAATCTGGAGACTATGTTGTACAAGACTTCCAGATCTCTATGAGAGATAACCTAAATGATGGGTTTAATAATGGTGTGTATACTGCTGGAGAAACAACCAGTAGTGGATTTACTGCATCCGAGAATTTATATTCTATTGAGATAGGTCCAGGAACTGCATATGTTAGGGGTTATAGAATTAAAACTATGGCTCCAACTTATATTGATTTGGAGAAGCCTAGAGATACAAATTCACAACAGAATACTAATATAGGATTTACATTAGGTAACTATTCACACATTAGTAATCTTTATGGATTCCCTAATGTTTCTGGTTCTACTATTAGTAATGCATACCAAACTGTAGAATTGCATGACGAATTTACAGCAACTCCTGGTGATGCTCAAGGTAATATAATTGGTTATGCTAGAATTTCTTCATGTGAATTTGTAACCGATCCTAATAGTACATTTGGTGATGCTGACGATAGATATAAGTTAAATCTATTTGATATACAGATGATCACTGTAGTTCAAATAGGTTCATCTAAAACTGTTCCTCAAGGTTCTATAGTTACTGGTTTAACTACAGGTGCTAAAGGGTACATTATTGCTTCTACTACTAGTGCTCATTTACAATTGTATCAAGTAGAAGGTACTTTCCAAAAAGGAGAATCATTACTTCTTGATGGTGAATTGTTAGATACAATTAGTAATACACATGTATATCAATACTCTGATTCAAGACAATTAGTTTCTAGAGATGAGAATACTCAAGCAATAGAATTTACAACAGATCTAAGATTAGAAGATGTTAAGATTGTTCAGGGTGCAACATTCACTTATGATGCTACTGGTGGTTCTGAAAAGATTACAGGTTTACAATCAAACTTTGCTGCTGACCTAAGACCAGGAGATAGAATATACTTCTCTGCAACACAATATGTTACTGTTGATTTCATTACACCAGCAGCTTTAGGTTCTGGTAATACATTAACTATTTTTGATTACTCAGCACAAACAGTTAATGTAACACCTCCAGGTTCTAACTATCCTAGTGCAGGTACATATACAACTCTAATTCGTTATAGATCTAAACTGAATGAGACTCTAGATTCATCTCTATTGAGTCAAATGCCTAAGCCATACATTAAGAGTATCTCTGATGAATCAATGGTTTGTAGAAGAACATTTGATGCTCAGACTGTTGCGTCTGATTCAGTATCAATTACTCTTCCAGAGAATGAACAGTTTGAAGCAATTACTAATGAGAATTATACATTAACAGTAATGGGTGGTACTAATGGTACTCATCCTATTGGTGATCAACTTCCAATTGATACAGCAAACTCTGGTGCTTTAGGATATACATCATTTACTTCTGCTGATAAAACAACTATCCAGATTGATAACCTAACAAACATTACATCTATTAAAGTAACAGCAACTGTTTCTAAGAACGTGACTGCTAGAAAGACAAAAGCAGCACAACAGATGTTTGTTATGAAAGTCAATAAGACTATCTCTAACAAAGATAAGTTGAATTATGGATTAACATATTCAAACCTTTATGGTACAAGAATTGAAGATAGAGAACTTTCTCTTGGGTTAATGGATGGATATAAGATTCATGCAATATACGAATCTTTAGATGAGAATGATCCTATAGTTCCATCTATTACATTAGTTGAACCAACTTTCTTTGCTACTGGTACTGTAGTTACAGGTAAGACATCCAAAGCAAGAGCAATGGTTGTTGACTTTAATACAAGTACTTTAAAATTAACTATCATATATCTTGATGGTAATTTTGTATCTGGTGAAACAGTTGAAGGTATTGATAGCAACAATCTTGCTATTAGTGGTATTATTAACGATGCTGTTGGATCTATCATTGAAGGTTCAAAGGTAATTACAGACCGTTATGTGTTAGAGAATGGTCAAACTGATTTCTTCTATGGACCTTCTAAGTTAGTAAGAAGAAAGGGTTTTGCAGTTCCAATTAGAAAATTAAAAATTGTATTAGATTATTATAGTCATTCTGCTACTGGAGATTACTTTGGTGGACAGTCTTATTTGAATACAGATTATAAGGATGTAACAATATATGGAGATAAGTTCTTAGCAGATTACTTAGACTTCCGTCCAGGATGTAAGAATCTTTATACAGGAACAGGAACAGTTTCTTCTCCAGCATTCGTAAACTGTTCTACATTTGACTTTAAGTCAAGAGTATTCCCAACTTCGGGTACACCATCTGCTACCTTATTTGATATACCGAAAATTAATAGTAACTTTAAGTGTGATATTGATTGGTATCTAAGAAGGATTGATAAAATTTATATACTACCTAATGGCGAATTCCAGATAATTAAAGGTAAGTCTGCAGAGATTCCTCTTGAGCCAGAAGGTTTACAAGATGGTATGCAATTAGCAGTCTTAAGACACAAGCCTTATGGATTTGAACCTGCTGATGATGTAACTATTATCAAGTCTGATAATAAGAGATTTACTATGAGAGATATTGGGGCTATAGAAAAACGCCTTGGTAGTGTTGAGTATTATACTTCTCTTAATATGTTAGAGACTGATACATTCAACGTTGAGATAACTGATGCCTCTGGTAAGAACCGTTTAAAGAATGGATTCATTGTAGATGACTTTACAGATCATTCTAAGTCTCTTACTAAGTCACAAGACTGGGCTGCTTCTTTAGACTTTACATATGGTCTTTGCCGTCCTTCTCACTATACAACAAACGTTTCTTTGATTGTTAATGACTCATTATCTCAGAACTATAGGAAGACTGGTCCTATCATAACATTACCTTATGAAGAGGAAGCATTAATTATACAACCATATGCTTCAAGAGTTGAGAATGTAAACCCATTTAACGTCTTTGCTTATATTGGACGTGTTGATTTAACTCCAGCATCTGATGATTGGGTTGAAACAAACAGAGTTCCACAAAATATACAGAACTTAGAAGGTGATTTTGAGGCCACTGCTGCTAGCTTTAACGTTGACCAAAATGGTTTTGCTCCAACACAATGGGGTAGTTGGCAGACTACTTGGACTGGAGAACAGACAACAAGAACAGGACGTTGGAATTCAGGACAACCTAACAGAATGCCAGGTGGTTGGGGTCGTGCTGTTATGGAAGGCATACGTGTCGAATCTGTAACTAATCAAACTAGATCTGGTATCAGAACAAGAGTTGTTCCAAGAATTGATAGAGTTAGTGCTGGTGATTCAGTTCTTTCATCTACATCTATTCCTTGGATTCGTTCTAGGAACATTGATTGTAATGTTGTTCGTATGAAGCCTAGAACATCATTCTTCGCATTCTTTGATGGACAGAGGGTTGATGCTTATTTAACACCTAAGATTATTGAGGTTATTAAGGATTCTACTACCGACTCTAGAACAAACTCTACACCATTTGTTGAAGGTGAAACTGTAACTGGTTTAACTAGTGGATGTAAGTTACAAGTTGCTGCACCTAATGATTACTTCACATATAATCCTTATGATGATACGGAACTTCCATCATCATATGCTTCAACAACTAACTTTATTAACATCAATACCACTTCTCTTGCTGCTCAAGCTGTAGGTGAATACTTTGGTAACGTTCAAGTTGGAGAAGTGCTACAAGGTGCTTCAGGTGCTAGAGCAGTTGTTAAAGACCGTAGATGTATTTCTGATAGAAGAGGGCAGTATAGAGCGTCATTGTTTATACCTGATGCTGGTATTAATACCAACCCTCGTTGGTCTACTGGTACAAGGCTATTAAGATTTACCACTAATGAAAATGATTCTAGACTTCCAGGAACTGTAGATTCTGCCGCACAAGTAGAATACAGGGCAACTGGTTCTTTGAATACAGTTCAAGAAGTTATTCTCTCTATTAGAAATGCAGAGGTTACTCAAGATACTCAAACTCAAAGTCAGAGTATTACTACAACTATTAGGGATGAGACTCGTCAGGTTGGTTGGTGGGATCCACTAGCACAATCATTCTTGGTTGATGAAGAAGGTGGTACATTTATCACTTCAGTTGATATCTACTTTGCTACTAAGGATGTTAATATTCCTATCTCTATGCAAGTTAGAACTATGGAGAATGGATATCCCACAACTACGATTCTTCCTTTCTCTGATACAACACTAACTCCAGAACAAGTACAGATCTCTGAGACAGGTGCTGTTGCAACTAGATTTACATTTAGAGCTCCAGTTTATATTCCTCAATCTCAAGAACATTGTTTTGTTCTATTCTCAGATTCTAATACATATAAAGTTTGGATTTCTAGAATGGGTGAATTGGATATTACTGGAGACAGAACTATATCTGAACAGCCTTATGCTGGTGTTCTATTCAAGTCACAGAACGCAACAACGTGGACTGCTGACCAATACGAAGATATGAAGTTCATTGTTAACAGAGCAGTATTTGATACATCTGTTGCTTCTAGAGTTACTTTAAATAATGCTCCATTGGATAGAGGTAATAGAGGTAAGATTATATTACAACCTGATGGAATTCAAACATTCCAACCTGAATTGCAGTTGGTGATGAACTCAACTACATTACCATTTAGTGCTGGTGCTCGTGTTTATCAAAAGACAACATTAGCAGAAGGTACTATTAAGACAGTTGCTTCTAGTGCTGGAGGTGTACTTTTAACAATTAATGATATCTCAGGATCATGGTCTTCTGGGTCTAACACTGGTGGTGTTATTTCTAATAGATTAGTTTCATCTAAGACACTTGCTACTATGACGGTAACAGGTGCATCTGGTGACTTTACTGTTGGTGAAACAATTACTGGTAACTCTGCAACAACTCCTACTGCTGAAGTTGTTACTTGGACTCCAGGAAGTAACACACTAACTTTAAAATATGTTTCTACTGACTATACAGCATCTACTGAAACTATCACAGGTGGTACATCATCTGTAACTGCAACAGTTAATGCCATAACTTATAGTGGTGACGTAATTGAGACAGGTGCTGTTAGTGATGCATATCCTTCAACATCTCCAACATATACAAGTTCACAAAGAAGAATTAAAGTATTCCATTCAAATCATGGAATGCATGACAATGATAACAATGTAACTCTTACTGGTATTACTTCTGAAGTATCTACAACATACTTAACATCATCTATATCTGCTGCTGATACAAGTATTCAGGTTAATGATGGTACTGCATTCCACACAACCATTAATGGTGGTACTGTTGGAACAGCAAACGTTGGTTATGTTAAGATAGACGATGAGATTATATCATACTCTGCTGTTAGTGGTGATGGTAAAACTATTACTGCTTATGAAAGAGGTGTAGATGGAACTACTGCTGTTACTCATACTGATGATAGTGTAGTAGAGTGTTATAATCTAGATGGTATACCATTGACAGAATTGAATAAAACTCATGTTGCTATTATGGCACCATCATTAGATTCTTATGAATTGACAACAACTTCAATTGCTAAGTTGGGTATTAAGTCTGGTGGTAATTCTATTGAGGCATCTCAGAATATTCAGTATGAAGTTTTGACACCACAAGTTCAAAAACTAATACTACCTAAGACTTCAATAGATGGTACGGTTAATACTATTAGTGGAACATCTATTAACGATGGTGTTTCATTAGCACAGAATTCATTCTCGAATACAGGTGAGTTCTTTGATGTAGTATTGAATGACTATAATGAGTTCTTAGCTCCACAATTGATTTGTTCACAGATTAATGAATCTGCTGAGTTATCAGGTTCTAAGTCATTCCGACTAGATCTAACACTTAAGAGTGAGAAAGAAAATGTATCACCTATAATTGATACAGATAGGATGTCTGTAATTCTAACATCTAATAGAATTAACAGTCCATCTAATATAAATTCTGCTTTGTTACCAGTTGGTGACGAACATGAAGCGGTTTATATTACTAGAATTGCTACTCTTTCAAATCCTTCTGGTGCTATTAAACTAATGTTTAGTGCTACCCGACCACCTGATACACATATCAAGCCTCTATATAGAGTGCTACCTGCAGGTTCAACTGATAACATAGAGACTCTAGGATGGGAATTCTTCCCTACTGGTGGTGATTCAGTAATTCCAGCAACTACCGATGAGGAAGTTTATAGGGATTACGCTTATGAAATGAGTGGATTAGACTTTACACAGTATCAAATTAAGATATTGTTTGTATCTCAAAACCAAGCTAGCATACCTAAGATAATGGATCTAAGAGCAATCGCTCTTGCTGTATAATGGGGTACTTACCTATTAAAGATAAAGATGGGTGGTGGAAAGACACCACCTCTGGATGTATTGAGTCTACTGATAAGCATGCTTATGATAAGTATATGAAAACTTATTATGCTGATCAGAGGGAAAAGGGTGAGCAGATAGCTTTACAAAATGAGGTTTCTGAGTTAAAATCAGAAATGAGTGAAATAAAAACACTTTTACTAACGTTAGTCCAAGACAAAAAATGACAGATGATGCAACAGCACCTGTAGAAAAGGTGTCCCAAGAAGCGATGCTGGCACAGTTCCAAGAACGGTTTAATAAAACTGTTAAAGAGAACGAAGAATTAGCAAAAAAGATTAAAGAAAATGAAATCATAGCACTTAAGCTTCAAGGTGCTATAGAAGCACTTCAGTACTATCAAGAATCTCCTCCAGAGGAAGAAACAACGGTAGATAACCTAACAACTGAAGAATAATGAAAGGGGGATTAAGTTCCCCCTTTTTAATGACATAAATAACTTGGAAGCATGTTTTATAGAGTTGTTCCAATAAAATGGCAAATAGAATACAGTTAAGACGAGGTGGTGCTCAGGAATGGGCAAACTCAAACCCTACATTGGCACAAGGTGAATTAGGGATAGAATTAGACACTGGCCGATTTAAAATTGGTGATGGTGTTTCAGCATGGAACTCTTTGAGATATGAGAGACCAGTTGAATCAACATCCAATACCGCAAATACGTTAGTACAAAGAGACGCAGACGGAAATTTCGCTGCAGCAACAATTACATCAACTCTAATTGGTAATGCTTCAACTGCTACAAGACTTGCTTCAACTCGTCAAATTCAACTTTCAGATGATGTTCAAGGATCTGGTGTCTTTGATGGTTCTTCTAACTTAAACTTAGTAACATCATTAGAATTAGTTACAACTCTACCTCATTATGACGGTACATCAACATCTACAGGAACTTATACTAAGGTAACTGTAGATGCTAAAGGTAGAGTTTCAAATGCTTCAACACCAACAACTCTTGCTGCATATGGTCTAGATGGTACAGTAGAAGGTTCTTCTGCTATGCCTTATGATGGTGATCTTGCTGCAGTTGCTGGAATTACTACAACTGGATTGATTGCTAGAACTTCTGCCAATGTGATGGCAACTAGAACTCTTCAGGGTAGTACTTCAAGAATCGCTATTACAGATGGTAGTGGTATAAGTGGAAACCCAACAATTGATTTAATAACTACTGCCGTAACTCCTGCTGATTATAATACAGCATCACTTACCTCAGTAGCTGGTTCACAAACAGTTAACACAACCACTTATACGGTTGATGATTATGGTAGATTAACAGCATCTGCTGATGCTCCTATTGCTACAGCAGTAGAAGGAACTGAAGCACTAGCATATAATGCTGCTACTGTCTATGTTCGTGATGATAAAATTACTAATGGTGGTAATCTCTATCAAGCAATATTAGGAATTGCTGCTGGAGAAGCAGCACCTACACACACTGATGCTACTGATGCTGGATCTTGGAGATACTTAGCTGCTGTTAATACAAAGCAGAAAGGACTCGCATCATTTGCACAAGAAGATTTTGATGTTGCAGCAACAGGTCATGTTACTATTGCTGCCAATTCTGTTGACAATAGTCAATTACAAAATAAACGTATCGGTTTTGCTGATGGAAATGCAGTAGAGAACTTTGATTTAGATCAAGAACTCACAGCAACAACTGGTTATAGAGGTTTCAATTATTTAAACTATGTTAAAGTTAACGATACTTCAGGGAATCTTTTATTCGGTGCTAATAATACTGGTGACAGTAGTGCTGGAGAGGTTGATATCAATGTAAGAACTTACATTTCAGATCCTGACATTACCCTTGATGGGACGGTTGCACAAACTATAGACAAGACTGGTGATGGTAATTTAACTATACAGTCCACACAAAGTTCTGCATCTAATAGAACAGTAAGTATTTTTGCAACTAACTTAGGTTCTGGTGAAAGTCATGTAATCATTGGTGCAGAAGATAAAGTTACTATTTCTGCTAATGATGCTAATGGTAAAGTTCATGTAGAGGACTTAAGGTTCCAAGCTAATTATTTGGGTGGTACTGGTGATATATTAATTGACCCTAATGATGATAGAGATATTACTGGACTGGTAACTATACGAGGAAACTTACAAGTAGATGGAACGACTACAACAGTTAATTCAACAGTTACTACGTTGGATGATCCTATTATCACTCTTGGTGGTGATACTGCTCCAGCGTCAGATGACAGTAAAGATAGGGGAGTTGAATTCAGATATTACGACGCTTCGGCAAAGGTTGGATTCTTTGGTTACGACGATTCAGCCAACGATCTTGGAGGACATTCAGGAGCGTTTACATTCCTCTACGATGCCACAAATACCTCCGAAGTATTCGCTGGAACAGATGCAGGGATCATCGCTGGTAACTTAAGTCTAACAACTAATACTAACTCAACCTCAAATACTACTGGAGACTTAGTAGTAGCAGGTGGTGCTGGTATAGGTGATGATGTTAATATCGGTGGTTCGGTAGATATAGATACAAACTTTGTTACTCATGGTACAGGTCGTTTTAATGACAGTCTTACTATTCAAGGTGCATCTAAGACACTTCAATTAAACAATGGTAGTGGAACTACTAGAGTAGAACTACAATCAACAACTGGTAATGCATCATTCTATGGTGTTGTTGATATAACTAACAACCTTAATATTAATTCTAACAAGTTTAATGTTGTAGCAGCATCTGGTAACACTGCTATTGCTGGTACTTTAGATGTATCTGATGCTACTACTATTAAAGCAGATGGTAAGTTCTTCAAGATTCAAACTGCTGCTGGAGTAGATAAGTTTACAGTTGATACAGATAATGGTGATACTAACAGTGAAGGTAAATTAAATGTTGCTGACCTAGTTCATCTTGAATCTACAGACAATCCTAATATCGTATCTGGTGCTCCACATACAATTGGGTCTGCTGATTATGGTGCATTGAGAGTAGATGGTGGTGGATACTTTGATAAGGATGTTCTCTTTAATGGTGACTTATATCTTAACGGTGACTTTAACCAGCAAGAAGACGCAACTGAGAACTACGGTTTAAGGAACTACCTATCTGTCAGATACAAACTTCGTACTGGTTCTGTTGGTGCATATACTCCAAGTTACTCAAACCATAACACTTCTAACTTAAGAGTCTATGGTGGTGCTGGTGTTAATACAACACTACATGTTGGTGGTACTGGATCTGGTGAAGGTCTATTCGTTGGTAAGAAAGCATCTGGAGACACAGTTAAGTTTAGTGTTTTAGGTGCTACAGGTAATACAGATATTCAAGGTACACTTGACGTTGCTGGTAATACAGAAATTAATGGTACTCTTGATGTTGATGCAGACTTTGCTGTTCGTACTGGTACTACTGATAAGTTTACTGTTGCTTCTACTAGTGGTAACACAGTTATTGAAGGTACACTTAATACTAAGTTGGCTGCTGACTTCGATACTACACTTAATGTTGATGGTGCAGCAACCTTTGGTGATGATGTAACGTTCCAAGATAACAATAAGATATTCAAAATCAAGAATGGTTTTGGTTCAGATTGCTTTACTGTTGATTATGATTATGGTGACACTACCATAATGAGAGACTTGACTGTAGGTTCTGTAGGTCATAGAACTACTACAGAGTTTATAGGTCGTGTATTAATTGGTGGTAATCTAACTAACGACTATTTCCAAGTTAATGATACAAGTGGAAATATGGCATTCTATGTCAATATGAATGACAAGAATGCAACGTTAACAGGAAATACATCTTGTAGTGGTGGACTTGGAGTCGGTACTTCATTTACTGTTGACCCAGTATCAAACTTTGATAACACTACACAACAAGACATATCAGGTTCCTTCAGCATGGATGGTGCTGTAAGACTTGATGGTGGTCTTGGTGTTACTAAGCAAACTGCTTTTGGTGGTGATGTAAGATGTTATACAGATCTTATAGTAACTCAGAATTGTGATTTTAATGGTGATGCTGATATTGCTGGTATAACAAATATTAGTAGTACTCAGGATGCTGCTGCATTAAATTCTTCATCTTGTGCTCTCAAATCTCAAGGTGGTTTAACTGTTCAGAAGAAGACTTGGATTGGTGGAGACTTTACAGTTTACGATTCAGGTAATGGAAGAAATGCATTTAAGGTAACTAATAGTAGTGGTGATGGAGTATTCCATAATGACCTTACTGTTGGTGGTAACCTAATAGTTAATGGTTCAACTACTACTGTCAATTCTACAGTAACAACTCTAGATGACCCTATCATAACTCTTGGTGGAGACACTGCACCTTCAAGTGATGATGCTAAAGATCGTGGTGTTGAGTTCCGCTATTATGATAGTTCTGCTAAGATTGGTTTCTTTGGATTTGATAACTCATCAAACCAGTTCGCATTCTTAACAGACGCAACAAATAATTCTGAAGTACACGCTGGTACAGACGGTGCTCTTAGAGCTGGTTCTTTAAATCTTACTGGTGCTGGTACTGCCCTTGATGTAGATAACAATGTAAACATTGACGGTACTCTAACAGTAGATGGTCAAGGTACTTTCCAAGTTGCTGATGGTACTGCTCCATTTGTTATTACATCTACAACAAAAGTCAATAACCTAAACGTTGACCGTTTAGATAATATGACAACTGCAAGTGCTAATACAGCATCTACAGTTGTTAATCGTGATGGATCTGGAGACTTTGCTGCTAATCAAATTACTGCTGCTAGTGCTGCTGGTGCTGGTGCTGGATTCTTAGGTAACGCAACTTCTGCTGATGCATTTAAAACTGCACGTAACGTAGCAGTTGCTGGTGTTGTTTCTGGTACAGTATCGTTTGACGGTTCTGCTGATGTAAGTATTACAACAACATTCGTTGATAGTGATATCACTGCTCTTGCTGCACAGTCTGGAACAGGTTATGTTGTAAGAACAGGTACTGGTACATATGCTCAACGTACCCTACAGGCGACAGCATCGTCTGGAATCACTCTTACCAATGCTGATGGTGTATCAGGTGATACAACGATTAACGTCGCTTCAGCGTCCACTAACGCATCAAACAACCTTGTCCTACGTGACGGTTCAGGTGACTTTGCTGCTAATGTAATTACAGCATCACTCACAGGAGATGTTACAGGTAACTTAGTTGCTACAACTTCTACTACTAAAGATTTAAATCCTGCTGCTGATAGTACATACGATTTAGGTACTACTTCAGTTAGATGGCAAGGAATATATGCAGATGCTGCAAACATAACTGCTATTACTGGAGACCTTACAGGTACAGCAGACATAGCAACAACAGTTACAGTTGCTGATGAGCAGACAGATACAACTTGCAACATACTGTTTGCAACATCTGCAACTGGTAATCTAGGAGTTAAGAGTAGATCTACTCTCACCTTTAATGCTGATAACGGAAGAGTTACTGCACCTAGTTTTGGTGGTGCATTTATTGGTAATGCTGATACAGCAACAAAATTCTATTCATCTAAGACAATCGGTGGTGTTGCATTCGATGGTTCGGCAAATATAGATCTTGCTGGTGTTAACATTGCTGGTACTCAGAATACATCTGGTAATGCTGCTACTGCTACTGCCTTGGCTGCTTCAGTCAACATTGGTGGAGTTGCATTTGATGGTACTGCATCAATCAGTCTTCCAGGTGTTAATACAGGAGGTAACCAAGATACTTCAGGTAATGCTGCTTCTGCAACACAGGCAACTAACCTTAATAATCATAATACTGCTGCTCTTGCAGAAGGTACAAACCTTTACTACACAGAGGCAAGAGTACAGGCAAAACTTGATAATGCTTTTGAACAACTTAGTGCAATGCTTAACAACCTTGCAACTTCAACTACATTAGTACTGAATCTATCTGGAGACCCAACACCAGGTTCTGTTACAACTATTGGTTCTATTACTGCTAGTGGTCTTGGAGGATTCTCTAATGCAACTGGAGTAGCAACCTCTGGTGGTACTGGTTCTGGATTAACTGTTAATACTACTGTTGATGGAAACGGTGCTATTACAGGTCTTGCACTTAATGCTGCTGGTAGTGACTACTTAATTTCTGACACACTAACAATAACCAACCCAAATCTAGGTGGTGTTTCTGCTCTTAACTTGGGTACATTGGCTGGTGGTACTGGATACACTACAGCAACTGGTGTTGCTACATCATCATCTGGTTCAGGAACAGGTGCTACACTTAACATCACAGCATCTGGTGGGGCAATCATTAACGTCTCTGTTAATAATGCTGGTTCTGGATATGCTATTGGTGAGACATTAACCATTACTAATGCTAACGCAACTGGTATTAAGACTCTTGGTTCTATTGCTACTGCTGGTACAGGTTATTCTGCTGGAAGTGGAATTGCAACAGCAGGTTCTAATACATCTGCAACAGTGGATATCACAGTTGATGGTAACGGTGCTGTAACTGGAGTAACAGTTAATGATGATGGTACTGGTTATGCTGCTTCTGATACAGTTACTATTGTTAATGCAAATGCAACTGGAGTTAATACTCTTGGTTCTATCAGTGCTGCTGGTACTGGATATACTGAGGGTACATTCAACAACGTTGCTACAACCTCATCTGGTTCTGGTACAGGATTGACACTTAACATCACTGTTGATGCAAGTGGAAATGTTACTGCTGTTGCAGTTAACACTGATGGTTCTGGTTATGCAAACTCCGAAGTTATAACTATTGTAGGTGGTAATGGTGATGCACAGACTTCTGTATCTGCTATACATGGTAACAGTTGCACAATTCCAGTATCAGCCATCCACGGTAATGGTTCTTCATTGAACACTGCTGCAGTATTTGTTAATGCAACCTTCACACTATCTGACATCGCAACGATGGAAGTGGGTGCAACCGTTACAGGTGGTACTTCAGGTTCAACAGGAGTTATCACTGCTCTAGGTGCTACTTCAGTTACCGTTGATAATGTTGATGGATTCTTCAAGAAGGGAGAAACCGTTGGTGCTAATGATGTTACTAACTTGACTATCCAATCATTCGCTTAAAGATAAATGTCAGCTACAAGACCAGCCACTAAAACTGAGATAAAAAATTATGCTCTACGTAGGTTAGGATATCCTACGATAGACATCAACGTTGCTACTGAACAATTGGATGATCTAATTGAAGAAGCAATTGATTACTATCAGGAATATCATTATAACGGAAGTTATAAGACGTTCATGAGAGTTGAAGTTACACAGGCTATGTTGGATGCAGGACGGGGATTTACTCAGGAAGGTTCTGGTCCTTGGTATGGTGCAGATAATTATATTGACACACCTCCAGGTATGTTAAACATTAATCATGTGTATACTAATATTGGTATGTCGAAAATGTCTAGTGGTAATATATTCAATATTAAATATCAACTCTTCTTGAATGATATTCATAATATGACACATGGTCGTATCTTACATTATTTTATGACTTCACAATATCTTGAAACTTTAGATTGGATAACCAATTCTCAAGCAAATCGTAGAGTGAAATGGAATGAATTGCAAGGTAGACTTTATATGGACTTTGATTGGAAAGATATGGCAGTAGGTGATTATATTATGGTTGATTGTAATATGCGTCAAGACCCAGAAACTTATACTTCCATGTATAATGATAACTGGTTGAAGGATTATGTGGAATCATTATTCCAACAACAGTGGGGTCGCAATTTAAGTAAGTATGATGGCATTCAAATGCTAGGTGGTGTTACACTCAATGGTCGTCAGATACTTGAGGATGCATCTACTTTTAAAACAGATCTTGAAAAAGAACTGCGTGATCGTTATGAATTACCACCTATGGATTTAGTCGGTTGATATGACATATTCCAATACACCAGCACAAGATTACGTTCAGTCGGACTATAGTAATGCTGGAAGATTAAAGATTAACGGTTCTGCTCAAGAGCAGAAGTTCATGGAAAACCTAGTTGTAGAGAGCATTGAAATTTACGGGCAAGATATTTACTACGTGCCGAGAACTATTGTCAACC